CGGCAATAACAATGTCGTCAATATCTCGCTTGTCAATCTCGACAACATCTTCGTCACCGCCCCAACTGAAAAGGTGCGCATAATATTTCATAACACCACTTTTCTTTCCTCCGTTATTCGTAAGAATATAAGTTTGTTCGGGATAAAACTCTGCAATATCGTTGTAGTCGAGGAAACTGCCGTCGATTACCGACACCAACTTTGCCCCCTCGTACTTTTGTTTGAGCCAAATGTCCTTGTAAATCGTGTTGCTCGAATCAATAAACACTCGGTCAAACTCTTTTTCTTCGCCATCTACCAACAACAATGCTTGCAAGTAGTTCACATAGTACGGATTTTTCTTCCCACAATCATCTTTTGTCCCCAACTTGTAAGTTTGTTTCGGGTAATCTCTCGTGACTCCCCAATAAGTTTGAACATAATGATATTGAGTCCCAATCAAAAATGCGTCTTTCAACTCGTGTTCCAAGTTTTTATCATCAAAGATTTTGCCTTTGTTGTTCATATAGATTCTATCAAACTCGACTTGCTTTTTACAAACAATGAGGATTACTTGGTCGGGTGTAAGCCAAATCGGGTCTTCTTCTTTTTGGGGTACGCTGTCGTGATACCACGTTTTGTCGTAGAACGATGTTTGGTAGTAGTTATCGTCAAAGTACGTGATTTTTGGCGTAACCACGCTTTTGGAATATTGCGGCTCGACATAATCGAACTTCTCGGTCTTTGCCCCAATCATTTTTGTCGCTCGCTCAATAATGTCGTACATCTCGTCAAGTTTCACATACTCATACCAACAATGTGGGCAATAGTATCCGCACGAAATGTTGACTGCCTCAATCTTGAACGCAGGCGCAATGTGCGAAATGTCTGAGCAAGAGCCTGTCGCTTTTACAAAACCGAACTTTTTGATGTGAGTCTCGAAGTCCTTATTGTAATCTTTGTAGAACACATAGTCGTTCCCGCCTTTTCTATCAAACTCGACCGCATAATTGATGTCGCCGAGGTCGATTCCTGCCTTGCAAAACTTGCGTGCGCCCACACAACCAATTTCTTCATCTTCCAAGAACACGACAGAACAATCGTATTTTTTCAAAATCTCGAGAATCATAATTATTCCACATCTGTCGTCACCACCGATTCCTTCCAACGACATGATCGTGTTTCCGTCTTTTGAGTACAAAATCGTTTTTGGTGATTCTTTGTGAACCGTGTCCATATGTGCCACGAGCAAAACAGGGTGCGTGCCTTTCGAGTACAAGAACCCATCTTGCGACAAAATCTCTCGCCCACCGCCTGTCAGATAGGTTTCGAGCGCGGATTTTAACTCGGTTTGTGTTGCTTTGAATATATTTTCAATCGTTTTCTTGTTCATCTTTGCATCTCCTAATTAATAGTATCTGTCGTGGCATCCGTCGCAGTAGCAACAGTGCGAATTATTGTTGTGTTCTTTTCCGCATTTAGGGCACACGATAGTTCCGCCAATCTCGGGGAGTTCAAACGGGTTCACATCGTCGTAATATTCTGGAATTGACGCGTCCGCTTTCGGTATGATATTTATATTGTAATCATACACATAATCTTGATAGTGAAGTGATTTCGGTGCGGTAACGAAAAACTTTCTCGAACCGCTCTCAACATTCCATCTAACCATTCCCCAAACGCCATCTTTGTCTTTGTTCCCCTCGCACTCTTCAATTATGCCTCTTACCGTATCTCTCGTGAGCGTAGAGTATGCTTTGTCTGTCCAACTCGGATACAATCTTGATTGCATTAAGAACTTCGACGAGTACATAAAGAGTTGCCTATGGAGTTTCGGGTATGTATAGAAGTCGCCATCCCCTTTAATGTTGTCAATAGTGAAGAGAATCATAGTCACTTTGTCCATTGGGTACGACATTGTGCCTGCTTGATAACATTTGTTTGAGTTTCCGTACTCCAAAAAGTGGCAACTGCTCCACGAGTTTCCGTTTGACATCAGCAAGAAGTCGAGCGGGTTGATTGATAAGCAGTATCTTCTCTTAACTTTTCCGTCCGAGAAAGCGTCGGAAAGCGTAGCGAATTGTTTTTCAAAATCATCGCACTTTGTTAGTCCTATCGCACCACACAATTGACGAATCGCCCTTGTGTACTTTGCGCCCACGCTTACTTTTGCGTCAGATATTAACTTCTCTGCTCTTTCCTTAAACGCAGATGTTACACTCTTGCATTGCGTGCAAAAACTTGAATCGCCACTGCAAAGGATATTGTACAATGTGCGGTCGGTAGAATTTTGATAAACCCAATTGGCAAAAGTCAAAACCGCGTCCCATCTCTTGCTCTCGGTTGTCGTGCGCTCTTCTTCAAAGATGTCAGACACGCACAAATTCTTTTCGTCCCAAGCGTGATGTTGTCTGAGTATGCTTGCGAGCCAACCTTTTGATTTGTTCCACTTTTTGAGCCACGCCATCACACCGTCGTGAGTTGCGTCCTCGTAACCGTGTTCCTTGAATACCGTGACCGCCTTGTCACACAAATCTCCGAGTTCACTTTCAGGCATAACCACTGCATCTGGATTCGGGTTAAACGGCGTGTACTCTACTCTTATCGGGTTCTTACATTCAAAATCAACGCTCGTCCAAGTTTCAACAGATGTGTTCCCTGCCCTTACTGCCGAAACAAAAATGCTGTTCGCATCTGTGATTTTGTAGTAGTAGCCGTTAATTTTGTATACATCGCCGACCTTGTATTTGCTTGTTTTGTCGTTCTCGTCTAAAACTCGTATCGGAGCATTGTAAAAAAGCACACCTTTCCCGTTCAGAGAAACAACGCTGATATACTCTTTGGCATACACTGTTGTCACCGAGATGTACAACGGTTTTTTCTCTGTTACTCGGAAAATCCCGCACTTGTATGCGACCAAATCTCCAACCGCAATCTTCTTAAAGTCGTCGCTCGCCTCTGACTCATCGACCAAAATGCAGTTTTCGGGCGCAACACGCTTTGAATAACAACCTTGATTGTATACAGTTCCTGTTAAATCATCGTTCTCGCCCAAAAGCATATAAACATTGTCACCTCCATCTTGCTCGCCTTTGATTTTGACAATCGAACCAATCGGTGGCAGTGTCGGAAGATTGATTTCCAATTCATCAAAACCATCAAAGCCTCTCGACCTCATTCTATTCTCAGTTGAAAGCCTTATGATTTTGTTTTCAGTGTCAACCGCAATAACACGAGGTGAGCCATCAGACAGTTGTGCCGTGGTGGTAATCGATAGAACATCAGTGGGCGTAAGCGGTGCGCCTTGCAATACCGCCTTGTATCCGTCCTTGTAAAGCTGGTGCACCATCTTTATGAGTGTTTTTTGACTCCCGTGGCTCGTGTAAATCTTGTCGAACTTCGGGAACTCCAAAAAATCGTCAATCTTTCGGTCAGGCTCTTTTTCTTGATAACCGCTCATCGCGCCAAAAGATAGTTTGCCCGTGTTTGTCTTGAAGCAAGTTTCTGCCTCATATGTATCGTAAATAGATATGTCTCGGTCAACATCAATTTCTCGGTCGTTCTTCCAAGCATATCCCTGTTTTTTCGCAAGTATTAAAAATTCTCGAACCGCAGATTTGGTCGAGCAGTGGTAGATTCTTTTTTGTTTAATTGTCATCATTTCGATGCCTCCGAAAATTTTGTGGGGTGTATGGGAGCGAGTTTTGCCCCGCCCCCATAGATTTGCGTGCCGTTATGCACGCTTGATTCTGAAACCGTATGTGTCGCAGATGTCTTTAAGCGAAATGTCCTCCGCCTCGTAGTCGTCATCATCGTCGTCCACATCGGTAAGGTCGCAAAGCAAATCGTTGTCATCGTAAAGATTGCCGTCTGCCTTGCTGTCCGTTCTGTGCGCATAAACCGCAACGATGTCAAGTGAGTCTTTTGATTTGTGCGTGAGGTCATCGTTGAAATTCGCAAGTTTTGTGAATCTCTCGCCTGCGCCCGAACCAAAAAGAACGTCGCCCACATCGAGGAAGTCAAGCACAACCAATCTGCGTTTGCCGTTTGCGTACTCGACAACCATTCCCGACTTCAAATCGGATTTCGTGAATTTTGATACTGATTTTGTTCTTGCCATAAAATCTACCTCCTGTATGGCTTTTATTTTTTTATTAAATCGTGACTTCCACGCTTTAACCTAAATTATTAATTCTGATTCAACATCGTCTGTCACAATCAGTTTTACCCAATCGATGTGATACCAATAATCATCACCGATTACTTTGAAACAATTATCGTTCAACGCTATTCGCTCTACAATGTGAATCTTGTTGTCAAAAACACCGATATATGGAATCGACAAAGTGGTTTCTACACACTCTTTTTTTGGTTTTAAGATTATCGCACTACCCGAGTGCAAATCTGTAATTCTCATATAAGCACCTCGTTTTCTATATCATTAGCAGTGATTCTCGCCTCAATCCAATCTTTGGCATATATATAACCATCGTCGATTTCAAAAACTGTAAAATTGTTGCGGTTGTGCACAGATGTTACAAGGTGCCACTTGCCGAAACATTCTACCATAAATTCGTTTAATCCCAAAACATCCATTGTATGTGTTCCACGCACATCTTTAAGCGGCTTTAACAAGATTCGGTCTCCAACCGACAGTTCTGCGCTCATTCCTCGCTCACCTCTACATCGCATCCGAACAGTGTTTTCGCTTGCACATAACAATCTCCGTCGTTGATTGCAAATGCAATGTGCCACTTGCCATCAAGCGTGAATAGGCTTACAGATGAAACTGTGTCTTTGCCGATTTTTGCACCGACAAGTTTGCTCGCTTTGGTCATCGGAATAACCAACACTTGCTTTACGTTAGAAACATCAACCGCCTCATCATCCTCGTCCTCGTCGGATGGAATCGTGGTGGTTGCAATCGGTTCGTCTGATGGATCGATTTTGTTCAAATATGCAAGCACGTCCGCAACCGCACGCTCAATCGCATTGATTGCAGGAATACTCGATGTTTTCAGCTCGGTTGAGTCGAAAATGAGTTCGGTGTCTATAATTTTGCCCACAAGCCTGCCGAGATTTGAAACCCCGCCATCGTGTCGGTGTGCCATTCCGACACGCACCACGACGTTATCGTTGCTTGCGCTGATTCCTCGCACAAAATAGTTTGCGTAAAGATACACGTTCTCGTTGCAGGCGATAATTTTGCTTATCGTTGATGGTTTTGTTGATTTTGCTCCTCTTGGCATAATGATACCCTCCAAAATGTTTTTTTTATAATCACGGCTTACGCCACGACTTCAAATATGATTCTCGCAGCCATTGTTTCACCCTGCGCTTTGAATAAAATCTTGTCTTTTGTGACAAACGATTCGCTACACGGAAGACCTTGATACTGTTTTTTGTACAGCTCATATGCCTGAATCGCGAATCCAACCGATTTGTATTGTTCAGTTACTTGTCTATCTGGCTGTCCGTCAAATGATACTGTCGTTGTGATTTTGTATTTCATTTTTTCACCTCGTTCAATTTTTTGTACGCCGACTTACAAAGCTTGATTGTGGTCGGGTTCACATAAAGCATAGAATCGAAAACAGGCTCGCCGTCTACCACCATAAATGGATTCGAGTTCGTTGCTCCGACTCTCGTCAAAGCGAATGTCGTTTGATTCAAACGCTTAACAACATACCCGCTTTTATATTCGATACTATTTTCTTTCACTATCTTTTTGTTTATCAACTTTCTTCTTTCTGCTATTGATAATATACACTCGTTCGTTTTTTGGTCATAAAAATCAACAGCAAAGCCGTTTTTTATAAAGCACTCAACCATATAAGAATCGCAAGTGTCGTGTCTCTCGATTTTATATGTTTTAGTCTTATTCCCCCTGCATTTTATTTTTGCGATAAACGGCGGTTTAAGCAACCTAAATTCCTCAATATCATAGAGATATGACTTTTTTGTGTTTTCCAAGCGTCTTAACAATTCTTGTTTGTCCGTAAACACAAGCGGTACGTTGATATGACCGTAGGATATTGGGGAATTGTCTAAAAGTTGCTCCGCAGTGTATTCATCGAGCCTATAACCGCCCTTGACTCTGATGGGCAAATAATATGTTTTCATATCTACCTCCGTTTTGTTTACCAAACGATGTCGCTTTTTGTTTTTATGTTTTTGTAAACATCGCTATTGCGTGGTTGTAAACTGTTCAGAACAGCATTATCTCGTTTTACCAATTCAAAATCTTGCGTAAGTCCCTCGTCGCCAAGTACGACACAGTCTTTTCCATTATCTTCGTTTGTGCAAATATATCGTATGGTTTTTTTGCTTTGATAAATTACTTGCTTAATTTTTAGTTTTACGGTTTCCCACCTATATCCGCCAGCATCTCGCCAACGACAACGGCAAACATTTGTGTAAACAGTATCGCCGACATTAAACAACCTATCTTTTAGTTTGGCTTTTTTGCAATCTAGCAAATTGTCAAAAATCAAGCAATGACCGTTTTTACAAAAATCGCACACCTCGCAATTAAAATCGCGTGGGACATTGACTGCCCCTACTCGCACCTGATTGTATTCCATATCAACCTCCACATATACAGCACACAATAATCTAGATAATCGCGCACGCTTTTATCTAAAAACTACTAATACACTATATATCATTGTATTTACTTATTATATAACTAATCGCGCACGAGCGCACACGTCCGCCCGCCCGATATACGCCTTGCTATTAAACGCACACTTAATAATCTACTACACTCTATATAGACTAATTGCACTTATTAACGACGTATAATCTACTATTTATTAGCATAGATACTGCACTATGATATACTCTCCGTCGGTTATATTATTATGTTTATCACGCACTTATCGCCACGTATAAATTATACTAAGATAAATTGCACTCATATATATATACATAGGCTGATAAATAACGCACGCGCATGTATCTATGCCTACATAATAACTAAGGATATACTGAGTATATATAGATAGAGGGATTTGGGTGTCACGCTTTTTGCGCCCGACGAGAGCGTGAGAACGCCGAGCCGATGGATAGTGGCTTACACATCAGCCCCGCCCCGAATGATAAACTCGGCTTACAACCTCGACATTTTACAGCGCGCCATATCGCGACTTACAACGAGGACTAATTTACTGCGATGTCAAACTCGGTTTGGTTTGTGGTGACGCACGAGAGATTTGCACTCCCGATTGCTGACTGAGAATCAGCCGTCTTACTTCTTGACCAGTGCGCCAGATGGTGGGAGGTTTGATTTTACGATGAACACCGCCCGAAACATCGTCACAAAAAGTGGAGGGCTATTAGTTCACGCAAATCGCTATGTCCTCGCCGATGTGGCGTAGGAACAGTTTGCGGATTGCCGACTCGAAAGAATCTGCGAATACCGCCTCACATCTTGCGTGGTTGTTGCAATCATAATAATGCACATAAAAATACTGTGATGTTATCATTTGCCTGAATCTCCATAAACTTCTGATTTTGCTTGGGCAAACTCGTCGGGGAAGAAAACACTGATTTGCGACAAAATATAATCCGCCTCGTCCGCTCGACCTTTGAGATATTCTGATTGTGTGTACGGGAGCGCGTCCCTTGTGACTTTTTCTCGTATCATAATAATTTTTGCGATACCTGCGATTGTTTTGTTCATATCAAACCTGCCTTTGTGAGTTCATCTCTGAACGCTCGCTTATAATTATTTATGATTGCTTTTCCGTGCGAATCAAAATTTACGCCGAGCGAAAGCGTGTCTTTGTATCTTTTTATTGAACTTCGCACATCGACGCTTTGGTTGCCGTAACGCTTGTTGATAACGTCGCGCCTCAAAGATAATAATTTTACATCTAACTCTGACGTCATAATAATTTACCTCGCAAAATAATAATTTGCCTCGTTGAATCGGGCAATCAAAAAGCTTAGCATTTATAAACGTCTTGACGCCCGACTCGGCAATACGCAAAAACGGCGGGCGTGATGCCCGTCCGTCTTGCCTGTGGTTGTGGTTGCCGTCGCTTGCGGTTACGCTTGCGGGAGCTCGATGTTTACGCTTGCCAACGCTTGCGCCATTGCCTCCGCCGTTGCGCGGTTCACACCGTATGCGCCCATAATACCGACAATAATTTTATCTTGCGCCGCCTCTCTTGCCTTGCGCTCACGCTCCGCGCGCTCCGCCGCCTCTCTCTCGCGTTCAACGGCGAGCTCCGCCTCAACGCTTGCACACAGCTTCGCGTATACGTCACCGTCCGCCAACGCTTGCACAGCTATCGCTTGCGCCCTCTCGATTTGCTCAATGCTTGCGCCGTATTGCTTGCAAGTCTCGCATTTTGCAAAAAATCCGTCACACAATAGAGCTGCTATGCGGTTGTCGCTTGCGCTTGCAAGTTTTACAAGATTTTTACTTTTCACCGCGCCGCCGTCCGCCTTGCGTTCTTTTTTCGGTTGCGCTTGCATATACGGCACTAGTTCGTCTGCGACTTGCTTAAACTCCACAGCTTTGAGTGAATACGTCACGCCGTCGACGGTTATGTACGCGCCTGAAACGCCCTCCGCGCCGTAGCGCGCTGTTATCGTGTAGTTGTTGCCGTCCTCGTATGTGACAATGCCGTTGTCAAGTGTTGCGTTAATGCTGTTGTTTTTGTTGCTAAAAGCAAATTTTTTCATTTTTTGTCCCTCCGACTTTTTTTTGGTTGTCAAATTTTTTAGGCTTAGCTGCCCTTACTGTCGGTTATGAGGCGACCGACCCGTCCGCAACGACCCGCCCTCGCTGCTAGCAAGCTTATAATACACCATGCGCAAGGAATTTGCAAGCTTTTTTTTTCTGTGTTTTGCCGACAGTTTTGCGTTTTTGTATTGTTATGCTATACGGTGACCGTTTTTTCGTGTGTTGGTGCTCCGCTTGCGTGAACTGAACCGCCGACGCCGTGTAAAGCGTTTTAAGCGGCGTTTGCGCTTGCGGTTGAGTTGTTGGTCGGTTTGCGTGTTTGCGCGCGTTTTTGCCACGCTTGGCGGCTTTATATTGCCGTCCGTTGCTGCCGCTGCTGCTGCGCTGCTGCCTGCACTGCCGCGCTGCCTGCACTGCTGCGCTGCCTGCGCTGCTGCGCTGCCTGCGCTGCTGCGCTGCCTGCGCTGCTGCCGTTGCCTGCCTGCATATGCGCGCGCGCGCGATTCCTCATATACGCAAGGGGGGACAGGGTATTGAAAGTGCCTCAGCGGGGGGGGGTGTCACCTCTACGTACAATTCTAATAAAAACGTAGTGGTAAACCTACTGTTATACAGGCGCGATTTTGGCTCTATTAATCTGTGTATCTACGTATCTACATATCAAGCCTTAGGAGCAGGAATTAGGGGGCGCGGGGCGGCTTGTGGGGTGCAAAAAGACCCCTAAAAATTTTTTGGTAAAAACGCTTGACATTGGGTCAAACTGGGTGTATACTGGGTGTAGAAAAAGACGAAAGGGCGAGAAACGGACGCTTGGAGTCACAAAACAGATACGCGGTATTGTAAATACTATGTATATTGGGCATTGCTGTTCTCTTTTGAGGTTTCCGTTTCCAGCAGTGTCCTTTCTTTATATGCCGAGGCAAACATACGACCTCGTTAAAAACCGTTGGTGTGGCAGAGCCTAAATGCGTAAAATCTGCTCGGGCAACAGAAGCGTGTCACCCCGTGGAGTTGTTTCGTGAGCAGGATAGTGGTCACCAAATTAACCTGCATAAAAGAATACGGTGCTTGTGGCTGGAAGCCTCTGACAGACAAATTGTTGGCAATACCCAAGGACAGAGGTGCGGGTGCTAACATCGGGCTGAAATGCTCGGACTGCGGGTGACTAATGAAATGGGCAGAAACTTCAAATTGTGGCAAGCCTATTACGTTATGCGGTATTTGCTTGTGTTGAAGCAGGCAAATACTGTCTAACTTCAAGAGCATTGCTTAAAAAATGGCAAGACGGTTGGTGAGTATGGAAAACAAGAGCACGAAAAACAAAAGCAAAAACTATATGAAGCGACAAATCAAATACCCAAGCGAAAAAACGCTTCAAAAACGAGTTGGTTACACAGAGTTAATACCAAAAGCAAAATACAATGGGATAGTTTGCCCAAAATGCGGTTGTCGTGAGTTCTCGCTTTACAGAATCAAGGTGAACACCGTGGCATACTGCACAAAATGCTTGTCGTACATCAAGTTTGTAAGCAAAGAAGACCTCGAAAAAATTGTGGAGCGGTACACGGGCGTCAAAAAATCACAAAAGTAAGAGTAAGCGTAAAAGCAAGTAATTACGACGGAGAGTAGGGTAACAACCTACTTTTTTATTAGCAAAACTGGTGGCGGCGAAGAAAGTCGCCCTCTGGCGTAAAAAAAGGTGTTGACAAGTCGAAAAACAAGTGGTAAACTTGAAGCGAAAATGAGGAGGCGAAAGGCTGTGAAAGTAATAACGAGTGGCAAAGACAATAGAGTGGTGACGTGCGGGAAGTGCAGGTGCGTGTTCGAGTTTGATGAGCGCGACGTTCAACAGTATGACTTACGAGACGACTTGTTCTCGTTGTTCATTCCGAGCACTGTCGAATCGAAGATTGAGTATGTGGAGTGTCCCGAGTGCGGGCACATAGAAACAATAAACCGTTTGAACAAGCGGAAAGAAATAACGGAAGACGACTATTCTATACGAGTTTTCAAAGACAAAAACTAAAAACGTGCCGCTTGGCTTATGGGTTTTCAACATTTTCTCCCTGCCGAGCCAACAAATAAACAAAAGCCAGAACACCTCACTGGCGGCGGCACTCCTCCTTGTATACGCTGGTAGTATAATGGAAGTACGACGGTCTCCAAAACCGTTTGTCGAGGTTCGAGTCCTTGCCTGCGTGCCAACAAAAAAACTAAGTCGGAGGAAAATACGACAATGAGAACAGGAACATTTATGATTGAAATGAGCAGTAGGTGCAGACAATGCCCGTACAAAGAGTTGGAGCTGAGCAAGTACAGCAGCGTTGTTGACGGGGAAAAAGTTGGAGTGCACTACGAAATTGAGTGCGTGCATAAAAACGTGTGCGAGTATTACATTATGAATTACTGCGGGGAGGGCGGCGACGATGAGTAAGTATATTTCGTCTGCGCTTAAAGAAGAAGTCAAGAGAAGCCACTACACATACGAGAGCTTGGCGCGCGAACTCGGCTTGTCTACAAAACAAAATATGAACTTTTACTTGAATCACAAAGATGACGCAGAGTGGACATATAACGACGTTAAGCGGTTTTGCCGCGCGTTGGGCGTGAACCACATACTGTTTTTGCAAGATGTCGACAGAAAGAGTAGACTGGGTTGACAAGTTGCGTGAGTCCGCTGGTTGCAAGACGTGGAAAGAGTATTGCGCGCTTATTGGGGCAAACTACCACGCGTTTATGTGTCGGCTTGAGAACGGGCGAGTGTCGCCAAGTATGGTCAAGGCGATGAGCAAATACCACGGAATAGATTTAAGTTTTCTTGAAAATGACGATACACATTGCATATGCACGAAAAGCACAAGTACGAGGGAGACGACCTCAAGGAAATAGAATATAACTTCAAAAAGGTTGCGGGGAAGAACCCATTGCGAACGTACAGCTTTGCGAAGTATTCACTGAAAGACGAGTTTAATGCTTTGGTGACAGAGTGTAGGCTCGTCAATTTAATGTACAAGTTGAACGATTTTCGGGCGAGTTGCTATGCTTATACTCATACAATGCGAAAAATAGAGGAAATGCTCGAATACTGTTACAAGTATTTTGCGACTTCTGCGTGGGTTAAAGAGTGGTGTGGCTTGCAAGACGAGAACACTGAACAACGTCAGCAAGACGGCTCGATAAAACGGTACAGCCACTTGGCATATATATACGACGTGTTGCGCTGGGAACAAATGGCAATAGCTGCTCGCTATTTTATTGAGTACAACATACAATATTTGGAGCGCGACAAGACCAAAAAAGCATACCCTAGTCGTAAACGCATACTCGAATCGGCAATTTGGTGGTTCAATCAAGGCTTGCTCGGTCGTTTTGGGCTAAAAATGCCGACTTCAGACCTAAATTACCAGTTCACGCCCTCAAAAATCGTGTTTTCAACGTTCCCATCGAGCGGAAAATCATATCTCGTCAACACGATGAACGAGATGTACTCGGAATTAGCGTGGATTATATACGAAAAAGGCGGATTCCTTCGTGTAGGTAACGAACAAGGGAATATCTTTGCACAATCAGCACAAACGAAGAACCTAATTGAGAACAAGAGAATAATTGATATATATCCAGAGAATCGACAACTGATAATCAAGGGAATGTATAGACCTTTTAGCAAGTCATCAGACGAAGAATGGATTATAAATGGTGTCAAGTACACCCCTACGGCTACTGTTTTTAAGACAAGAGACTCTGCAATTAACTCTGTTCGTTGTTGTGTGGCTGCAATGGACGACCCATCTCGCGGTCAACAAGAAGCAACGAACTCAAAACTGCATAACGACATTGTTCAACTGTTCAGAGGCGACTTTTCAGACCGTTTTGAAGAACAAGACGACCAGCTCATTTTGCTTACTGGCACAATGTTCAATCCGAACGACGTGTTTGCCCAAGAAATCGGACTGGCAATGAATGGCGCACGACCAGACCCACGCTTCAAGAATACATATATTAGTGCGGACAACAAAACGATAGTTATAATAAATGACTGCGAGAACGAGTTTGGTGAAAGTGCATACCCCGAGTTTATTAGCACCGAAGCATTAGTGCAAAAACGAAATGGTCTCGACCCGTACAGTTATGCGTGTATTTGGCGGCAAAAGCCAATTCCAGCCGAGGGACTCATTTTTGACTACGACTTCTTGAAAACATACGACGAATTGCCAACCGAAGACCTTAATGAACAGTCTATTTCGTACATCGACCCGACAAGACGAAGCGCAAAAGACTTTTTCTCAATGCCAATACTGCGCCAGAACAAGAAAGACGAGCTTTTCTACTTCACGGACTGCATTTTTGTGCAAAAAGCGTCAATCGACTTGTACGGAGATATTATAAATAAGATTATAAAAAACAAGATTGTTAAATTGATTATAGAAGAAAACGTAGATGGCAGTTTGGCAGAAGTCATTAAGATGAGGCTCAAAGCACTTGACATTCGTTGGTGCGAGGTTATTACCAAGTATAACACTGTCAACAAAGCCCAAAGAATAGCACTTATGGCTGGCACGGTTAAGGAAAACATTGTGTTCCCGTCAAAGCGCAGGTTCGCAGGAAGAACCCAAATGGGCATTTTTATGAACAATATGACGCAATACTCTGCTGACGTGTCTAAGAATTTGCACGACGACGCTCCCGACTCAATTTGTGGAGTGGCAGAGAACTTCATTTTCAATGTCAACTCGAGAAATGTGCTTAAGACATACAAACAACTTCCTTTTTGAGGTGAAAAATGGCAAGAAAACCGAAACTTGACTCGCAATTAGTGCCGAGAAAAAACCGAGAAATGGTCTATAACGACTTAGAGACCTGCAAAACAGAATATCTTGACGAAATCAGGCGAGAAATCTCAGAAATAGACTTTGATGACTTGCGGTGCAACAAATCTAATTTCATTGAGGGGAAAATAATAAAGCCAATGAAATATTTTGTCGAGAGAAAGGGAGGCAATACATCTATTAGTGCTGAAGATTTGATGGGAGCAATGGATACTCTACGCCAAATCACATTGATGTTGAGCGAAAGCACAAGATTCCAACCAACAATATATTCGCTGTGCAAGATGTTAAGCATATCAACTCAGACATTCAACAACTGGACATACGAAAACAATGATAAAGGAGAAGTCGCAAGGCAAATCCAAGATTGGTTCAAATCTATACTTGTTCAAGGTATGTTGACTGGTGAATATGATTCTCGCGCTGGCGCATTTTTAGGCAAAGCAGTTCTCGGAATGAAAGAAGATGACGGAAGCCAAACAAACATCAACATAATTGGTTCAGATATGAAACTCGAAGACATTTTGGCAGATTATCAAAAAAATCTAAAATAGGTGTTGACAACATAAAAAAAAGGTGCTATTTTTAAGACAAGAACCAAGCGAGGTTGAATTTTGGCGTTGGATACAAAGTATTGTGGTAGAAAAATCATATGCACGAACCGAGAGTTGACGGGCAATGCCGCTGTTGACGCGCTAACGGTTATGCAGATTCTCAATGACGTTCTTCCAGTGCACCAACAAAACGTGCAAGAAGAAGACGAATTGTTTAGAATTTTCTTCAACGACTCATCTTATTGGTCGAAAGACAAAAAGCAACGCAACGACATCAGCAACAAACTGACTGTTGACGACGCTTGGGCTGTCACAAGAACCATTAACTCGTATTGCTTTGGCGAGCCAATTAAGTACGTTTCAAGACAAACAGATAAGGAAAGCAACAAACAAAAAGAAGTGGAAATATTGAGCGAGTTCCTCGATTTTAGAGGCAACCACGACGCAACCATTATGGCGACGCTTTCTTCCAGTGTATGTGGACTCGGTTATAAACTTTCACTTCCCTCAAACAAAGAGGAGTTGGAATACAGCGGCGTTCCGTTCGTAATCAACAACAAGTTTATCAACCCGCAGTCCGCATTTTGCGTTTACAACACTTCTATTATAGGCGAAAAAGTGCTTGGCGTAATAATCGGCAAACATTACGACAAAGACAACCAATTTGATGGTAAAGAATACACTGTTTGGACTAAATACTATAAGTACAGACTTGTTGAAGATTCTATGAGCCAAACTGGCTTTAAGTTGTTGCCAGTTGAGATTAACGGCAGAGTGTATGACGCAGAGCCAAACACAATCGGCAGAATCCCACTTGTCGAAGTAGAAAGAAATGCGTTCCGCAAGGGCGACTGGGAGATTTGCAAAGACTTGTTCAAGTTCAAAAACCAACTTGTCAGCAACCGACTTGATGACGTCCAACAAATAGTCGACTATGTTTTGTTGCTCATTAACTGCGACTTTGAGAACGAAGAAGATAAAAAGACTGCGATAAGCGACCGAGTATTTGCGTTGACACAAAAAGACGCGAAAAACCCGCCCAAAGTAGACATTTTGAAGAACCCGCTCGACCAAACTGGCGTTCAAGTTCTTTGTGACTACATTGACCAACTTATTGAAACGACTGCTGGCATACCGAGCAGAGCAGAGAGAAGTGGTGGTGGGCACGACACTGGTAAAGCTGTAGTTTATAGAAACGGATTCCGCGACCTCGAAAACAATGCGGGAATGATTATACCGAAAATGGACAAGGCAGAAACCGAGTTCGTTGGTATTTGCATTTCATACTCACACAACCTAACAAGCGGCAAAGACAAGTTGGGCAACTTGCAACCGTTTGATATCCGCAACAAGTTCGTGCGTTCGTTGAGCGACGACCCATTGTCGGCAAGCACTGCATATGCGACGTTCAAGAATGCTGGTATGAACGACTTGGATGCGCTTATTGCAGCAAACGCTGTTACAGACCCAGCGGAAGTTCACGAAAACAACATTAAGTCGAAAGAAGAAATCGACGAATATTTAGGTAAAAATCAAAATACAAATACATCAAGTACAGCACAGGACAATGGCTCGGACGGCGACAAAAACGACGGACAAAACTAATTGGACTTTGTTGGAGGAGAGACAATGAACCTTAAAGATTTTATCAAGCAAAACAGTGACGGAACTTTTGAGTACGATGACGCGGCATTTACTTCCGCCCTCGACAGAGAAAGAACCCAAGCAAGCGACACGGCGCGTAAGAACGCAGAACAAAAACTTCGCGGCGAGATTGAAAAAGAACTCAAAACAAAACTTGAGGAAGAAGCAAAACTCACGGCAGAAGAAAAGCTGAAAAAGGATATGGAAGCGTTCGCACAGCAAAAGAGAGACTTCGACAAGCAGAGAATTACCACTATTTATAAAGACGCTGGCATTTCTGACGCGGAAATCGAGTACCTCACGACCCTTATAGGCGACGATTCAGACAAGAACATCGAAACCGCACAAAAGTTTGCAGAAGCGAGAAAAACCGCGAACGAGGAGTACAAGAAAAAACTCACAGAAGAATTCCAAACCTCGGGAAGCAGACCGAAAGATGGCGGCGGCGGTGACGGAGAAAGTGTCGTAAGCAAACTGGCAAAAGAGTTTTCAACACAACCGACAGCAGGTGGATATGTCGATTTGAAAGGCGATTCAGCTGACGTCAAAATATAAAACAAAAATACTAATATAGGAGCATACCAATATGGAAAATTACGTTCTCAACAGACCCAATTTTCTCGGCAGTGAAGTAGGTTTGGTTCTCAAGACCATTACCGTTCCCGCTTCCGCGACTGGTGCTGTTACAGAAAATGGCAGAAAGATTGTCAAAGCTGGTTCAATCTTCGCGACTCCGTATGCTGGACTTCTCTTCAACGACGTGGACATCACGGACGGTGATAGAATAGGCAGCCTTATGATTCGCGGCAGCTATATCGACGCAAAACTCCCCGCAACGGCAGCAGCCAAAGCAGAAGATTTTGCAAAACAAGGTCTCTACGCAATCGTCGAGGGCGCAGTAGTTAGACCCGACTTTGGTACGGTGGAGGTGTAATGTATGGACGTATTGAGTCTCATTAAACCGCAAGAACTCGCGGAATTTACCGAAAGTTATTCTTACAACAGAAATTATATGGGACAAAAACTCTTTACCCCTGTAAAGACCGAAAACCCGAAAATTTCTTACGAGCAACTCGTTGAGGGCGGCGAACTCCCCGTGATGGCGCAAGTGCACGCTCTTGACACCGAGGCAAGAATTGGCGAACGCCCGAACTTCCAAAAAGTCGAACTCGAGAAACTTCTCATCAAAGAGAAACTTCCCGTTTCCGAAAGAGTCGCCTACTTCCTCCGCAATGGTGGCAACCAAGACGGAGTTGTGCGTTACATTTTCAACGACGCAGCAAACCTCCTCTCAAGAGTTATCACAAGAACGGAAGTCGCAAATATGGAACTTCTCTCAACTGGTAAAATCACGGTTGAAGAAAACAATGCGAAATACACCGTCGACTACGGCTTCAAGTCGGACAACAAACTCACGTTCTCTGGTTGGGAAAAGCCCGCACACGGCATCCTCGCAGACCTCAATAGCGTGCAAAAGAAAGCACAAGCAAAAGGCTTCAAGATTGTCAGAGCAATTACTTCTTCGACTGTTATCGGCTATATGCTCGCTAACACCGAAATCAAGTCGTTCTGGAAAGACAAGACAGCTCCGCTTACACAAACTTCATTGCTTGCGTGGATTAACGACTACTACGGCATTGAGTTCGTTGTGAACGATGATGTGTACAAAGTCAACGTAAACGACTCCACGACCAAACGTTTCTTCGACGAAAAGGCAATTTGCTTCCTCTCGACGAAAGGTTCTCTTGGCAGAGGCTTCTTCGGCGTAACGCCCGAGGAAATCCAACTCCGCGACAAAGTTGGTCACAACATCAAAGAATCTTCGCTCTGCACGCTCACTATGTGGGCACAAGACGACCCCGCAGTCACGTGGACGAAAGCAACTGGTATGTATTTGCCCGCCCCGATTGCAGTCAACAAGATGTTCATTGCGAACCTCACGACTGAAGCGTAATGATTAGAGTGGTCAAACCAAAAAACGATGTCGTACTCTCCAACGGCATATTCCTCCGACGGGGAGCGGTGCGAACAGTTGACATTTCGGACAACGAGTGGCAACACATCGCTCCCGCAGTTGTCGACTTAACCCCGACTGGCGTAGAAACTCCTGCGCCAGAACGGGTGGAAAAACCAAACGGGGAGAATGATATACAACACACGCCCAAGAAAGGCAAAAAACAGACTGTAAAAAATGAGTTGGCTTGATAATATTAAAGAAATGACTATAAGGCGCGTTCCAGAACTTGCAGGCGACGATAATGAGTTTTTGCTCGAAGACCTCATTGATGACGCGTTCCAAAGCATTATGCAATATACCAACGCCGACTCATACAACACGGTCTGGGACAAAAAGCTGGTTAGGTGCGTTGCAATGCTCTATAACAACATCGGCACAGAGGGTTCAACCTCCCGCAGTTCGTTGAGTGTTTCTGACTCGTTCGACAATACAGACGTTATTGCGAGCTTCATTGTAGCGAACTTCCCGCAATATATAAAACCGACTGGGTATGTTTACCCCGCAGACAGAACCAAGTACCCCGACTAATATGGCAAGAAGATTGGCATTAAAAGACTGTTCCACCATCTACTACGCTTACAGGCTCGGAATCAACTCCAAGAGCCAAGAAGTGTTTGGTGAGGTAAAAAGCGTTAGCGCGTTTGTTGCCGACAAGTCTGGCACTGCTTTTGACAGCCGAATGGGCACTGAAACATCATACGACGTTCAGTTTATAGTGAACGCAGACGAGAACACATCGTTAATTGATGAATACACGAGAGTTTGGCTAAAAATGACTCCCAGAACTAGCGACGATAAGCCAGACTATGAGATTATTTCCTCGCCAGAACGCAGAAACGGACAACTTCAGTTTTCTTGTAGAAGCACGGCGACGAACAAATCAGAATTTTACTATGAACACAACGGTGAAGTTTTGAGATTTATGGCGGTCGATGACCTCGAAAATCTAAAATTCATCGTCCCAATAAATATGTATTTGCCTATTGACTTCGACACAAAACTTTGGTATGATGAACCCGAAGATACGAACGACACCGAGTTTTTAATGAAGCTTGTAGACAAAGAAGAAGCGAACGGCAACATTGAATACACGGTAGAACTGAAATGAGCAACAAATTTGTCAAAGGCACAACAAAAGTCGTGAAGTCGCTACAAAGACTCGACCAAGACATTGTTGAAGCTGCCGACAACTCGATTCAGCAACTCGGTCAAGAAGCCGTAACGGAAGCACAATTCCAACTGGCACTCGTTGCTAATACTGTTGGGTTCACGCAAAGATATGGTCTTAACCTCGTTGATGAGATTGGACTTCGCAAGATACCAAATGGGTACGAGGTAGCCGCGCCAGTAAGGAACACGACAAAAACAGTTTCTGAAAATATGTACTTCGCAGAATATGGGGCAGGTACATATGGTGCAAGAAGAACTTGGCGTTACCCGACAACACCAGCCGACCCGTCACCAATTCGAGAACTTGACAGCCGAAGCCGTGTGAGTGGAAGCAGAATCCCGCCATACAAGTATTTCAGCCCGAAAAAAGGTTGGATTGGCGTAACAAACTGGAGTAAACCAGCACACTATATGCGTAGAGCAAGAATATTTATCCGAAGAAATTGGAACAAGTATTTTAGCCGAAACATAAATACAGCAATATACAGATACAAGAAATGATAGTATTCGACGAGCAAGAAGTAATAGACTATTTGAAAAGCGTTGTGAAAAATGCGTTCAAAAGCCCCGAGTGGCGCACTATTTTTGGTGGCAAGAATATGAAAATTGTCGACGAGAATTTTGGTGAGCAAACTTCATTCCCCGTTGTCTACGTTGGAGTATCTGATTGCACACAAGCAGATGGCACTTACGATAACTCTGGCGACGAGCAATACACAGACGTCGAATTTGAGGTCGAGTGTTATAACCAAGAAGCGGGCAAAAAAACGAAGCGTGAAATAGGACTCGCAATTAACAAGCAACTTATGACCGCGCTTAAACAAGCAATTAACCCGCACATAACTATGAACCAACAGTTGGAAAGCCCAGACGAAAGCATTTATAGGCGCAGAATCGAGGGCTACACAATTTTTGATAATAAAAACAAAATCTTTTATAGATAAAGGAGATTACAATGCCAGATACTGTTTCTGTAAAATCAACATACGGCACTTATTTGAAAGTAAAAGTGACAGATTCAAGTAGCTCTACTTCAAATTATGAAATTCTTTGCCCCATTACTGATTTCCCCGACCTCGGTGGAGAGCCAGAAATGTTGCAAACCACGACTCTCGGCGACAAGGCGCACACCTACATCGAGGGCATTCAGTCTATGGACGCTCTTACGTTTACTACTAACCTTTACTTTGGTAGTGATTCAACAAAGGGTTCGTTCTTGTACATCAAAAAGAATTACGACTCAACGAGCGATTCTCACGAGTTCGCTATTGACTTCGTAAAAGACCCATATGGAACTGGCGCAGCAGGCGAGACTGGTCTTCCGTCCGAAAAAGGCAACAGCGAGGTTCTTCTCCGTGCTTCGTGGAAAGGTCAACTTTCAATTTGGGTCAATGGTGGCGGCGTTGACGAGGTTGTTTCTTGCACAATAAGCATTTCACCCTCGACACCGATTACCTACGAGAAGCCCGCTGAATAACAACAAAACGAATCTCAAACAACTGTTAGGAGGAATATATGGAAACTTTGAGAAAAAACACTAAACACTGCTCGGTCGGAGAGTACGACTTTGACGTAGCAATCAACAGACAAATCGTCTTGGACGGGTTCAAGCAATTTCCCAGCCTTTGGAAAGTTGTTGCACGAAACAGCAAGTATAGCGGGAACGTTGATGCACTTGAAGATATTTCTGCGTTCACAGACCTATTGGAGGCAAACGACATAATAGAGGAAGTAACTCCGAAATATGTTGCATATGTACTCCCCAAAATGCTTGAACTCGCTGGCGAAAAGGTTGACCTCGACGCGTTCTACAAGTACATTGTTGACAATGAGGTTGACGACGAGTTTAATTACGCGATTTTCCAATTCGCAATGCTGGGTTTTACCGCCGACAGAAGCGAAAAGAGAGCGAAAGTCAAGATGAGTCTGAAATAAACGGCGAACCAGAAGATGAGAGCGTGCTTGACGTAGTTGAGTTTTTCGACAATATGTTCAAGTGTGCTCTCACCTATGGAATGTCAAGTGCCGAATTTTGGTTCGGTGACCCACAAGACTATTTCGTATATCAAGACGCTTTTGTCGATAAAATAAAGATACAGCACGACGATGACGATATCAAGGCTTGGCTGTTCGGGCAATACAATCTGTTGGCTTACCGACAAGTTATGTCCGAGGTTTGGGGCAAGAAAGGTTCGAGTAAAAAAATCTTCCCCGACAAACCAAATGTCTTGACAAAACAACAAGAAACTGCTAAAACTGAAATAGACAGTCCGCACCCGCTTATGGGCAAGTTTATGCGAATGGCACGGGCTGTGAATAATAAATTTAAGGAATAACGCAATGGCAGATAAAGACAACAAGAACAATGGTATTAAGATAGATATATCATACAAATACGATTCGTCTGGGTTGAAAAGAGCCGTAGCGGATATTGAAAAAGTTGACACGCAAACAGAGCGTGGAATTAACCAAACAAAAAAGAATATCAAAGCCCTTGTTGCGGCGAGTCAGTCAATGGCTCAATACCTTTACAAAGATAATGAAAAGGTTGCAAAGGCATTAGAGCGTCAACAAAAAGCATATGAGGCTATTACAAAGGCGCAAAATGCGTACAAACGTACTCAAAGCCAAATAAAAGTTGCCAGACAAAATCTTGCAAGCGTTAGGAACTCAGTTGCATTTACAAAAGCAGGAAATGCAAGGAAAAATGTTCGCGTTGACGGAACTAATGTTTACAGAAAAACAAGAAAAGGCGAAGTTATTGATGAACAAGCGACAAAAAGACTTGTTTCCGCGTCAGAGCGTCTCAAAACTGCAAGGCTTGCTCAAAAAGACGTTACATTAAGCCTACAACGAGCGGAAAATTTATACAAAAATTCACTTATTAACACCGCGCAAGCAAATGACAAGGCGCACCTAAAACAGCTAAATAAAGAACTTGGACTTACTGCTGAACAACAAGAACTCATTGCCAAAAGCACAAAAAAGTTAGATTTAGACAAAATTCCGAACAAGCTTAAGTCAATTAGCGACAGAATAAAACAAATAGACTTGTTTAGACTCGTTTCTCAAGTTTATATTCTTTCTCGTGTTTGGAAACAAATTTTGAGATTTACAGAGGCTTCTTCGAGTTGGGTTGAAAACTTAAACTTATTGGAAGTAGTTTTCGCAGATACAGCTGATGAAGCAAAAGATTTCGTAAAGACTTCTGCAAACAATTTTGGACTTGACGCAAACTCTCTTGCTCAATATGTTTCTACATTTAAGCAGATGGCTAATGCTATGGGGCAGGCTTCTGAAACTGGCACGCAAATGGCTCAGGCGTTGACCTACTTGGCACTGGATATTTCCTCGTTGCGCAACGTCGATATGAAAACAGCGGCAAGCGACTTGGCAAGTGGTATTGCTGGTCAAGTTAAGCCAGTGCGAAAATACGGCTTTGATATCACCGAAAACAGTGTAGACGCGCTTCTTAAAGAAATAGGCGGCGGTTCAAGTTCGAGCCTATCACAAGCGAACAAACAACTTGCTCGTACAATATTGCTCATTCGCCAATCAAAAGACGCTTGGGGCGATATGGCAAAAACAATAAACACATTCGCAAACCAACAACGTGTTATGAACGACCAGTGGGAAACCACAAAACGTTTGGTTGGAACTTTGCTTATTGGCACATTCAAACTCACAGATAGTTTTGAGGAAGCAAGCAAGACGGCTGGAATTGCACAAAAAGCTATTTGGTATATCAATGGTGCTTTACTTGCACTAAACGATATTCTGGGCGCTATAATTCCTCAAGCAGAAGAACTAAATGGCGGTATTGCAACTGGGGTTGATGACGCGGTAGATGACTATGATAAACTTACAAGCGCAGTAAACGGTTCTCTTGCAAGTTTTGATAAGTTTAACACATTATCTGGTGGTTCTAGTGGTTTAGACTTGACTGGTGGTCTATCTCAACTTTTCGACAAAGAATATAAAGAATATATAGAAAAATTTGAAGAAAGTATGAAGTCAATAAATATGTATTCGCGCAAGATAGCGGACAACATATTGAAGATATTGTACCCCAAATATGGCACTTGGCTTCAAGAAAATGAAAACGGGACATTCGCAGAGTGGGCAAAAGAAACAAAAACTCTTGCTGGCGAAATTGACTCTTTCAAAAACGGTTTGTTTGGCGTATTAGAGTTGGTTCTTGCGCTAAAAAGCCCTGCTCTTGCTTTGGCTGGAATTGTTGCCAAAACAATTATTGAAGACCCAGAGGCTTTCTATCAGCTTACAGACTTCTTAGGGAAAACTGTTACGGCACTTGGCAAAATAGTCGAATTTTTAAGCGACACAAAATTGCTTATCCCCGCAATAGTAACATATATGAGCGTTATGTCTGGTTTCAAGATTGCGAACTTTATTCTTGAACACGAAAAATTGCTCGGGGTGTTTACAAAATTGGGTTCTGTAATAAGCAACAAACTTAATCCCGCGATGAATACGCTTATTCAAGGCGAAATAACAAAGGGAATACCTCGAATCAAACAAATGGCAAGCGAGATAAACGGCACTACGTTTGCTCTAAGTGCTTGCACTCTTGCTCTTGGTGCTTTGCTTGGAATGGCTATACTCGACCAATTTGAGGGCAAGACCAAAAAAATTGTTTCCGCAGTATTTCTTGCAGTTGGCGCATTTACGGCTTTGGCTGCTGCTGTACTTGCTTATCAAGGGGCACTCACTGCTGGCATAGCAGTTCCTATTATTACTGCGGCAGTTGGCGTTGGAATCGCTGGCATTAAAGGGCTTATAGATTCTGCAAAAGAACACGCAGATGGTGGCTTCCAAACTGGTGGCTTGTTCTATGCGGGCGAAAAAGGCGCGGAATGGGTTGGTAGGCAAGGAAGCACAAGCACTATTGTGAACGACACTCAAATGAGCGACATTATGCGTGAAAGCGTGGCACAAGGCGTTAAGAGCGGTATGGCTTCGGCTTATGGTGACATTTCGAGAGCAGGAAGTGGCTCTGGTGAGGCGGCGGTTTACTTGGACGGCAACAAGGTTGGTCGCTATGTGGCAGCAAGTGCTGGATTCCGCGGCGAGGCGAACAGACGCAATACTGGCTTGAATTGGAGGTAATATGGGAGCGACAGTTGACACCAAAAATGCAATAAACGTAAAAACAAGCAACCCTATAAACAAGGATGACGGGGCTGACGTAATATATATAACAGCTGCTGGGTACAGGCGTTACCCGTTTAAGTGTGCTACACCAGACAGCGACTTGGGGTGGGACGAACCTATTTGGGGTTCTGAACTCACCAGAAGCACGGACTTTGTGTTGACAAATATTCTTGACGTGGACTACGGTCTTGTGGCTCGTGTCGAAATCTCATACGCCTATATGAACATTGCCGACTACAAGGTGTTGTGCAAAATCTCGAAAGAACGCGTTTGCTATGTAACGTATTTTAACCGCGAGACGGCGACTTGGGTAATAGACCAAGAATTTGCTTTTACAAGCCAATCATTGAAACAACTTTATGCGTTCGGTTCATCATACTTTGGAGCACTTGACATTTCTATAGCACTCGTTGCAACAAATAGAGATAGAACGGAAAACAAGATTGGTAAGATGTTTACTGTAGAGTGGAAACTTGACAGCGACGGGAAAACGACTGGCTCTATTATGGACTTGGCTCAACGCGATGAAAATGGCGACCCAATAAAAGATGATAGCGGTAATATAAAATATAATAATCCAAAACAAATCGAGTGGGGTGGTGCTTGTTCTATGCCAACAAATAACGGCTTTTCAAGAAGCGGGTATACATTTGATGGTTGGTACTTGTCTACCAACACGAGTTCATACTATGGTGCGAAACACGCTGTAACAGTTTGGGGCGATATGACGTTCTATCCGAGGTGGAAATAATGGCGAAAATAGAACTTAAAATTGGAGACAAGACATACAACAGAAAGTGGGTTGATGACGTTTCAAGCACTTCGCAAACTTCTACTGACCCATCTGGCATAAATTATGGCGTTATTCCAAGTACTGGAAGCGCGAAACTTCGTGACGTTGACGGCGAAATTAGGGCAGACATCGAAAGCGGTGTGCTGCCTGTTTCTAATGCTACAACAAAAGTTGTCATCAATGGCAACCAAATCCAAGAACATATCACAAGCGACAGCAACTATAACATTATAGATAGAGAACTAAATTTGCAGTTTAGCGACAGGCTTTCATTGCTTGACAAGGTGACCTATGAGGGTATGCCTTTGCGTGACTATTCAATGACTGCATATGAAATGCTTGATGACGTAATTGGCTCTTATGGCGGATATTGCAAGGAAATGCCAATAAACTGGGTTAAGTACCAAAACGGCGACGCTATACTTGTCTCCTCTAAAAGTAACGCCATTGTTGTCAACACAAAAAGCGGGTATGAAATAATAGGCACGCCTATTAAAGTAACTCCCCATAAAAACGTAGAAATAGAATTTTCAATTAGCACAACAGCGTATACTGCGTTGAGCGGGAAAACTGGAATACCAGTGCAAGTGTTGAACTCGAAACCAACAGATAGTGACTGCTCGTCAATTTTGTTGGCAAGTTCTTATCTTGATAAATCTGGCAAAGAGAATGTCGGAATTCTTAGATTTACGCCGACCACAGATTTGGTATATCTTGTTATAAACTTTGGGTATGCAGCGGACAACCAAACTGGAATAACGGCACAAATAAATTATATCAGTGTTAATGGAAATGCTCTTTCTCTTGCGACAAAAAGCAAAGCGTTTAATGTTTTGCCAGCAATAGGAGCTGTTTCTGCAACTATTGGCGACAAGTTGTTTGGATTCGAAATTAAATACTCATATTTGCCAAAAGCAACATATCGTGAAACAATTGAGAAGTTTTGTGTGCTTGCGCAAATGACGCTTGCGCTTGATGAAGATGGTAGAATTGTTTTTTACGACGCTCGCCCGCTTCTAAAAGATAATGAGAAATCTACAATTGTACCAAACTCATACAAAATTACGAACCTGAACAAGACGCTGTTTTTGAAGAACAAAATAGATGGCGTTGATATAAAACAAACAAAATTCAACAAATCAACAAATTCAAACGCATTGTGTGGAACAGATGAATACAAGATTGTCAGTGTTGAAACTCTTGTGAAACAAGAATCTGATAACACAGCAGCTTTTGCTTCGGTTGTTATGATTACATATTATATGTCTATTACAGTAAAAATTCCAGAAAAAAATGAAACTGCATTAAGACAAATCAAACAAATGTATTCAGGCGTTGATGCAAATGGCTATCCAAAAATTCCTTATACTGTAGCGTGGCGTTATGAAAACGGCAACCACGATTCCGCAGGAGATTCTATCACTTATACAACAACATCTTCTGGAGATATAGCGGCAGCAAAATGGGTTAATTCTTCAGTAACTCCTCCACAAGAGATAGAACACCCTATGGCTGTTTTTATAAAAAATACAAGCGGACAAGAAGTTTGGACATCGCAACAAGATTTAAGCACAACTCTTAAAGACAATATGTTTTCGTATACAAATGGGTTTTATGTTGGGAGTTTTAATATACTTGTTGGGAAAGAGGCAAGATATATACTTAATCCAAACTCAAAAGAAATCTATGAATTTTGTCGTTTTATCCCAAAAGAAGTAAGTATATCATACTATGGTAGAGTTGAACAGATAGATTTTGAAGAAGTTGATTGTAGCAGCAAAAATATAGAAAACGCAGTTACGCCTGTTTCGATTCCAACAAATGAACTTTTGCAAGATGAAAAAGTGGTTGCTTCAATACGCGACAATATACTTGACGATTATAGTGTGGGTATACCAACAGCAGACATAGACTTGTTTTGCGGGCTTGGTAACTGGGAGAACGGAGAAATAGTACAACCTAATAAACTGCTAAAATTTGATGGCGAAGATGGTGAATGGCGCGTTACGGGAAGAACGTTCAAATATTCTGGCGAGCCAACTCTTGGGTTGGAGCTTCAAAAACAACACGACTTGCTTACTACGATTAAAAAGCCAACAAACGTTGAAGCAATATACTGGGTAGAGCCTGATGGAACAACCCCACTATACCAAGTAGATGTGAGCGTGTACAATAGCAATATAAGTGTTTTGACCTGCTACATAATAGCATATGACTCCACAAATGTTGCAAGAGACTCCGTTAGCTTCAGCATTGGAGCGATTTCGTCCGCAAAAAAACAGTTGAACATATCTTCTACTGATGAGGATGGGAGTCAAATAGATTGGGATGGCGGAACTGTATGGGTGTATTTTGAATATAAGAATGGGACAAAATCAGACGGGGTTGAGGTAGGATTTGTTAAGAAGATAAAAACTTATGGAACGCTGAAATCGCCAACAAACGTTGCTATAACGTGGCAAGAAGATTCTTCTCGCGGAGGGTATTTTGTCAGAATGACAGTAACAAATCCAAACGATGTTGCCGTAACCGCAAACTGGGATTCATATGCCGCAGCAAAAACTGGCACTTTTAGCGTTGGTGCTTCTTCAACAGAAACAGACGACCTATTCTGGGCAGAAACGAACCAAGACCAAAACAGCCTCGACGGAAGAGTATATTTCTCTGCGAGCGGATTTGAAGACAGTGCTACTGTAGGTTTTGACTAATATAGGTGTAATATGCTAACAACGAAACAATTGGATGAATTTAAGCCGTGGCTAATATCTGTTGCAAAAACAGGCTCAAGAACTTTGCCGTGGATAGAGCAACCAAGAGATACAGATTATATGTTCTATGTGAAAGACCTCAAGGACGGGAAACTTATGTCTAAGCTTTTTTCTATGAAAAGTGGAGAGTGCTGGGGCGTGTCCTTGTTAAGACCATTTGTTGGGACGTTCGCATATGAATATTCTTTTGCAAACCTAATATATGGGGATGAGCTGCCAAAATTCGACATATTTGAACACAGAGATGAATATGCGGCTTGTTTGGTACGAAAAGGGCTTGGTGATAATGATAAGTCAAAGAAAAGCTGGTATCACATTTTGACAGGAATTTATATGCTTGATAATTGTTCTTATATCCTAACCGAGCAACAAAAAATAAACATAAATCTTTGTCATCAAAAAAACACAAGCGATGAAATTTATGATTTTATACAAGAACGTTTATCTCAATATAAGTTAGAGCTTGGCGACAAATACTATTGACAAAACGAAAATTCAGTAATATACTTTTAGTATGAGGTAACAAGATGGCTGATTCAGTACAAATAAATTCAAAAGGAAGCCCGAGGTTTGACGGCAGAACGCTGAAATGGTTTAGCGGCAACACGTTCCCGTATGCTCTCGAAATTGAGCTTATTGACGGCGAAACAGGCGAACCAATCGTGCTGGGCGAAGATGACTATATAGTTGTCAGATTTTACGACCGCAGAAATAACCTAGTTCACGAGTTTGAGTTCAAGAACTTGACGACGTACGAGGTTGGCGGCAAGAAGTACGTTGAAGTCGTAATGAATTTCACGGACGAAGTTAGTGCGAAGTTCGCGGTTGGCAAGTATAATTATTGCACGACATACTACGGGACTTACGTGACGACAATATGGGACAACGCGGACGCGGAGGTTGAACAATGCCACTGACAGCTGACACCGACGGCGTGAGAGCCAAAATAACGGCTAGTGTGTCCTCGGTTGAAGCGACAGTCGAGGCGCAAGCCAACAGCGTAAAGGCGGGCGTTTCAGGGCGTCTAATACCGACCGCGCAGTTCGTTCCGCTTCGGCTTGGTAGTTTTGACGAAAGCGACGGCTTCACAAAGAACGGAATGCTATACGTGGACGACGGCAAAAAGGGCTACAGGCTCGGACTTGACACGCTCAAAAAAATGAACACAAAAATTTCATATACCGACGACTTGGCAAGCGTTGATATGACGAAGCTGGTCAAAGGCGACTATATATGCTTACAAAAACAGGAGTAAAACCAAATGGCGGACATAACAATTAAAGATAAGAAACGTACACAATTCTTGGTAGTAAACGACGACGAAAGCATAACCCAAGTTTTGTTGGAAAACAAGGCTAACAACGTACTTATAGACGACACGGCTGACAATTTCGTCTCGGACGATGTGGAGGGCGCGCTTGCTGAACTCGCAGGTCGCGTAGCGAATGCTGGTAAGGTTGATGACGTGCGCAATAACGCAAGTGACGCAAGTACGAGCATAGTCACAAACAAGATTGCGGACTTGTCGAAAGCAGTCGTGAAAGAGGCAGGTCAGGTCGGGCATACGCTTACAATCGAGAATGGTAGTCATAGTGTTGACTTCAATGGTGGCACTAATACTGCTGTTTCTTTGAACGCGGGTTATTTTGCTTCTGCTACCGATACTGCGTCTGGAACGAATAAACTTGTCTTAACGTTGGCAGACAGTGGTGTGACTGCTGGTACGTATCAAGGCTTGACAGTGGATGCGAAAGGTCGTGTCACTGCGGCAGAAGATAAGGGTTATGCAGTAAAAGCAAATGTTGATACCGAACTTGCCAAGAAACTTGACAAAGCGGGCGGCTCTGTAACTGGCAACCTCACGATTGGAGGAAACCTAACTGTCAACGGCACTACTACTTCTATCGACAGCACAACGCTCAAAGTGTCGGACAAACTGATTGAAGTCGCGAAAGACAATACGGTTAAACTCACAACCCCTGCTGGTATTGTAGTCCCGAAGTATGACGGTACAAAATATGGCGCACTCGTTATAGATGGTGACGGTAACGCACAAGTTGGCGATGTTGAACTCGACGCGAGCGGAAACATTGATGTCACGAATAGCGATTTGCAGACTTTGGCGACACGCGATGGGTTGACGGACGGCAACCTCGTGAAGTGGGACGACACAAAAAAGACACTTGTTCCCGATACAACAGTTGCCTCGAACGCAAGCTCGGCACTTTCAAAAGCAAACGCAAATGCGACCGAGATTTCGACAATCAAGACAACATATCAAACCAAAACCGACAACACTCTTGAAACCACTTCAAAGACGGTAGTTGGCGCAATCAACGAAGTAAAAGGCACTGCCGATAGTGCGCTCTCGAAAGCAAACGCAAACGCTACCGAGATTTCAAACCTCAAAAACGGCACGACAAAAGCCAAAAAAGCTGAAACCGCTGACAAGGTTGCAAATAAACTTACAGTCGGTAACGGTACTACTTCCGTTCAGTTCGACGGTAGTGCAGCAAAAAATGTAACGCTTGGCACTTCGGATTTTTCAGTAAGCGAAACTTCTGGTACTCTCTCGGTAGGTCTTTCTAACACAGGTGTTGCAGCGGGTACATATACAGCTCTTGCAGTCAATGCGAAAGGACGTGTGACTGCTGGTGGTCGCGCGATTGCTTTTATAGGTAAAGACGACCCGATTCCGAGCGACGTAATGGTAAACGGACTTATATTCAGAGCAAAAGCATAAAATTGGAGGTAAGCAGTGGCTACTTCACAAGAATACACAATAAGCCGAAAGGTTAGCGACACGGAAGAAGAGATAATTCAGATTCCGTATGACGCATTAGCGAACAAACCCGATTTGAGCGTGTACCAAACCAAGACCGACGCTAGCTTGGAAACGACAGATAAAACGGTTGTTGGTGCGATAAACGAGGTTGTGACAGGAGTCGCAGGAACTCTTGAATCGTTTGGTATGTCACTTGCACCACAAGAAAACGGAAAGCTCAACAAGAAAGTTTATGTGTTCCCAGACGGTAGTTTGGCAAGCGGGACAAGTTACGACGCGTCAAAAGATTTATATTTGTCGATTGGTGACGGACTTACACTTGAAACAATAGATGAGGCAAATAACATATGGAACATTAAATCTGGTAGCGCAATCACATCGGTTGACGGATTGGGTGGTGGTGCAATTAGCGGTGATGTAAGCACATCTGGTAGCTTGACCGTAGGTGGCAGCCTAACAGTTAACGGCACGACCACGACTGTTGATTCGACAACGCTTCAAGTCAAAGACAAACTTATCGAGGTCGCACACGGCAACACAACCAAACTCACGACACCCGCGGGCTTGGTAGCACCTAAATACGACGGTGCGAATTCGGGCGCGTTGGTGTTTGACGGAGACGGAACGGCTTATGTAGGCGACGTGAAGCTTGATAGCACTGGCAATATTGATGTGGCAAAGAGCGAATTGCAACCTCTAGCAACTAGAACTGGGCTTGTTGATGGCAACCTTGTGCAGTACGATTCGACTGCGCAAACGCTCAAAGATTCTGGCAAGAAGATAAGCGACTTGGCAACGACTTCGCAAGTAAACGCAAAGTACACGAAGCCGAGTGGTGGCATACCTAAAACTGACCTTGCAAGCGACGTGCAGACATCTCTCGGTAAAGCAGATACAGCATTGCAAAGCGCACCAGTAACATCAGTCAATGGAAAGACTGGTGCTGTCCAACTTGGTGCAAGCGATGTTGGAGCATTGCCGTCAAGTACAAAATTCGTTTCAAGTGTGAACGGAAAGACTGGTGCTGTAACTGGTCTTGCTACACAAGATGAGGTAAACGCAAAACAAAACACGCTCACGGAAACGCAACTTGCGGCTGTCAATTCAGGTGTAACGCAAGCAAAAATCACAAAATATGAAGGATATGATGCAACAATCAAACAGAAAGTAAATGTTTCAGATTTGGCTAAGGTTGCTACAAGTGGCAGTTACAACGACCTCACGAATAAGCCTACGATACCTACTGTCAACGACGGCACTCTTACCATACAAAAAAACGGCGAGACTGTTGGCACATTTACTGCAAACCAAAAAGACGGCACAACTGCAAACATAACAGTTCCTACAAAAGCAAGTGATGTCAATGCTTTGTCACTTGACGGCGGAACAATAAACAAGAGTAAGACTGTTAAAATGGACGCCTCTGCTAATTCTAACGGGGCAAACTTAAAATGGGGAACAGTTAATAGCAAAAATCCTTACATCGGTTATGCTTCCGACCAAGCAGATGGGACATTTGTTGTAGGTAGTTTGCTTGGTACTAACTATGCTTCTGGTCTTGCAATTGGTGGAGGTTCTGGTAATTTATTGTGGAAAGGGGCAAAGGTGGCTACAACAGGCGATATACCCCCGAAGGTTACAGAATCAACAGTATCTGGTTGGGGCTTTACCAAGAATAAAGGTACAGTGACCTCGGTTTCCGTAAAAATGAACGGTGAGATAAAGGGAACAATTACAAGTTCTGGAACGATTGACTTGGGTGCGTTAGGCGGCACTCTCAAATGGGTAAAACCGTCATCGCTTGACGAACTGAGTAGTATAACTACAATTTATATGGTTACCAATCTTGTTGTTGACCATTATAGTGTTAACGGTATATGTAAGGCAGTAAGCGGTTATACACCCGTTGCAGTGCTTAATTGTACTGATTATGACGATGAATATGTAAAAGGATGTGTGAGTTCGGAAATTAGCACAACTGACGGCACGATTAACATATACGGCGTGCTTGTGAACACATATAACAATCAAACTGTAAGCGTTAACGCAACAGGCAGCGTAAGTATTGATGACATATTGATTCTAAAATAGGGGGTAACAAATCCTCACGAGAGCCTGATTGTTTAACAACAAGAGCAAATTGAGAAGTTAAAGTCGAAACTTGGCGAATAAACTTTTTTCAAACAAAATTGACATAAAGTATTGACATTCTCGGATAAAGGGTATATTATGCGAGATGAGTAGGTAGAAGTATGATTGAGATGACAAATTTTGACGAAATCGAGAAAGAACAAGAGCAAAAGACCGAAAGCGAGAAATCGTTGACGTCGCAAACTGCTAAAGTTCCAGAAGTCGCAACCGAAAAGCGAACGGCTGAATCCGTCATCGAAGCACAACGCCAAATCAACTACGAGAAGATTTCCGAAAACAAGGACTTCCAAGAACGCTCGGCAGTAATCGATACTCGTGCTGTCGGCGCAAAACTTGACAAGGCTGACAACGAAACCTACCAACAAGAACTCGAAAACCAGTACGCTCGATACGAACTCGACAAAAAGAAAGAGGCTCTTGACTACCGAATGAAACTCGAACGCAAGACGACCAAAGAAAAGGTCAAAGCGGACGTGGCAGAGGTCAAGAGAGCGATTGCGCTTCAACGCTACGGCTACCTTTACAAGCCCACGAAAAAAGAAGTGTTGGACGCGGACGGTAACACTGTCAAAGACGAGAACGGTAATGTGGTGTACCAAGAGATACCCGCAAAAGACTTCACGCCCAGCAAATTCATAAACTGGACGAAAGAGTTTGCGAACTGGTACGGGAACTTGTCAAAATCAATGCAAAACGTAATAAAAACCACACTCAAAATTCTGTTTTTCGGTGGAATTGCGGCACTGCTCGTTTGGGGTGCTGTCACTGGAATCAAATGGCTCATCGACAGCGGAATCTTGGTTAGAACGGTTTGAAAATCATTTAACAGTAGGTAAATCGCGACCTTAACGGCGACAGTTAAAGTAGGAGTGTCCCTGCCTTACAAGTGGGAAAGTTAAAGGAGAACCAATGGAACTTATCAACATTGAACAACTTATGAGAGACAAACTCGATGAGTGCAATGCGTGGCTCGGTGGAAAGGACGAGGCTGTGTCCCGTCTTGACGAGGCTGAAAAAGCATATGAAAGCGCAAGATTGGCGTATGAACAAGCCAAGAATGACGTTGCAGACTATAATGACGAGAACATTGCAGAGGTTGAAAAATACAAGAGCGACCTCGAACATAGACTCGGAATTGTGGTTGAGCAACCAGAAGTCGTAGACGTCGTTGACGAGGTTGTCGCCGAACCCGTTGCGCAAGAAGAAACACCTATCGTGGGAATCATCGGATAACGTGAAAAAAATCGTGCTCCCGTCGCGCAGCAGGCTGGCAGCGGACTGGGGTTACGTAAAAAGCATAGTCTTGGTGCTAACATATGGCATAATTGAGGAATTGCTGGAGGAGGCTATTGCTTGGAGCATAACGGCGTTGGCGGCGAAAGCCCTATCGTTCGCAGTAACGGTTGCTTTGACTGGAATTGTGAAAGTGAGTGCCAAAAACTCGGTAAAGGGATTGGTGATACTCATAAAGCCAGTCGTAAAGAAGATAACTTATAGGCAAGGGAACGACAAAACCACAAAATTAGTATCTTTTTTTAGGAGCATATTTGGAATGGATAACAAAGAAAACAAGAAAGTTGGTGCAAAAAACTTCTTCATAAATCTTTTCGCATATCTCAAACGCAACGTAAAGACAAACACCGCAACAATCACGAACCTCATAAGTTCTCTTGGTGCTGGCGCATTGACATCTGGCGGTTTTATCATTGGTAACGTCCAAATTCCGCAGTGGGCAGTTTACGTTATTGGCGTTGTTGTGTCGGTGGTTATGTTTGTTCTCACACAACTCGGTGTAAAGGGCAAAGGACTTGAAACACAAGAACAGTACGACGCCCGCAAAGAGAGCGAAGCTGTTGAAAAGTCAATAAAGAAAGCCGACAAAGAGCGCGCAAAAGCAGAGAAAGCCGAAAAAGAGGCTATTAAGAAGCAAATCGAGGCTGACGAACAAGCCGAAGAAGACGCAAAAAAAGCGGTTCTCGAAGCAGAAAAAGCAGCCGAAGCGAAGAAACAAGAAGCAGAGCGAAATGCCAAAATAGCGCAACTCAAAGCAGATTACCAAGCGGCTGTTGCCCGAGGCGAATTCGCTGGAACGCTTGTTGATTACTTGGAGCGCAAATAATAACGCCGAACCCCGACTTCAATGGTTGGGGTTTTTTATAGGCAAAAAGAGGTCATAAATTGTATAGAAAAGCTCTAAAAACTTGTATCATTATATGCTGGTGTTTGCTCCTTATATGTATGGTGTTCAAGCTGTGTGGAAGCAACGTATTCGAAATCGCTGTTACCAATGAGCAGTTCATTAACGTATGCAACTGGCTCGATGGGAATGGAATTTGGTGTAACTATGTGCTTTCTGCCGTGATGTCAACCACAAGCACGGCTTTTTTAATGTTGGCTGCTGGTCACGACCACAAACCTACTTGGAAGCACTTGCTCTTGATTGGTTGCACTATTATACCAATTTGGGTGGTCAAAATATTCTCTGCGATTGCTGGATTCGTGTTAGATTGTGTGTCAATAATTGTTGTTCCAGCCATTATAAGCAAAAAGTGGTGGACTGGTTTTGTCGGGCTTGCATTAAATGTTGCATTCCAAGCAATATCTATGTTTATCAGAGGCATTGATTTTGGGCACACTTTTGACGATAACACTATATTATCTCTTATCTTTTCAATAGATTATTATATTATGATTGCACTATACTTCTTGTATATGGCGTCAATAAAAACTAAAAAGGAGGACGAAAGCAATGGGACGTTGGGGAACACTCTGGATGTCTGAAACTGTAACACAGCTCGAAGATTTCAAGAAAACACTCAAGAACAAAGATGAAATTGCGAAAATCGACGAGATAATCGCAAACATCAAAAAGAACGAAGCACAAGATGAGAAATAACTTGTTGCCTAAAAAATTGCGCATTAAATTCTTTGCGTACAAGTACGGACTATACGCCTTTATATTTTTGTTGATAATTGCGTTCTCGTTTTTACTCGGCAAGCATATAGAGGCGGTATTCCTATTTGTGGCGTTTGTGTTTCTGCGCTACAAATTTCCTAAAACGTTTCACCACCACAGCACTTACTGGTGCGTATTTTGGTCTGTTTTGTCGTTTTGGTTGTGCATAGTTGCGGTTCTCCCGCTGAAATACAGCGTGCTATCTGGTGCAGTTGTCGAGATGATTTTATGCTTTATATTGTACAAAATCCAAGATTATGTTGACATCAAAGCTGAAAATCAAGAATTGAAGACTCCAAGATTCTCGCTATACACGTGTTCGCACGACGAGTTTACAGCGTTTTGCCTCAAAAACAAGGTTCGCAACGACCGCGTTGAGTATGTGTGGGACTTGATTCGCGGCTCTGGCAACAACAACGAGTTAGCGGACAAATATTTCGTCGAACCTCAAACTATTAAGCAAGATAGGTGGCGTTACAAGAAAAAGTTTGCCAACGTGCTTGACAAAACAACAACGGAGTAGTACATTATAATTACACTTTTCGTTTCACTCTCCGAGAGAGCCGACCGTTTCCCGAACTTTTGGTCGGTTTTCTCATTTTCTATTGACTTTTGTGCCGCTATGTGCTACTATATAAGTACAATATTTATGTTCTCAAATGGGGGACAGCAGGTTCGAAACTGTTTGTCTTGTATGTACCTCACAAGGCATTACCCCATTAAAAGAGAGCAATAGAGGTACGTTTATGAAAGTTGTAGTTCAAAAAAGGACTAAATTTACGATGATTGAACAAATTACAGCAAGAGACGAAACAATCAGTTTAAGAGCACTTGGTTTGTTGACATATATGTTGTCATTCGATGATAACTGGAAGTTTACAATAGATTTTTTGGTTCAACACAGAAAAGAGGGGCGAGATGCCATAAGAACAACATTGCAAGAGCTTGTCGAACACGGCTATTTGAAAGTCGACAAGGTTTTAGACGAGAAAAAACGCTTTGCTGGTTACCAGTACACTATTTATGAATGCTCAGACCCAGATTATATATATAATAGTATGTTATAATATGATATAGAATATTGTGTTTATAGAATATTGTCTTATTGAGTGTCGGGCAAACCCGTTTTCGGAAAAACCGATTACGGCAAACCCAAAGATGGCTTTTACAAAAATACAAAAACAACAAACCCACTTGACAGGCTGCATATAGTGTGGTAACATAGGCTTGTAAAAGACGGGCGATTAGTTCAAAGGTAGAACGCTCGACTGTTAATCGACATATGTTGGTTCGATTCCAGCATTGCCCTCCAAACCTATTCGTCTAAACGGTTTGACCATAGGCGAGACGGTCTAAAAGTCTCACCGAGTGGCGGCTGGGGAGGATAACACGAGACGACGTGAAAAAGCCCCTTTAAGCCCCAGCGCAAATAACAACGCTATTGTGACGCTTGAGCCACAGGCATAGACCTCCCAAATGAAAAACCCGAGAGAACCGTCAGTTTTGGCGGTTTTTTCGGTTGTTGTAGACGACGTGTAGATTGAACTGCACGTTTTTTTATTTTACGCTCAAGTTGAACAAAAACAAAAGGCGGTGAGCCAATGGACATTTACGAAGAACTTGGGATAATTCAAGTTGAGCCGTTCGACACATTCAATGGCGACTTGGAAGAACTGGTAATGTATTATGGACGAGTGTTGCAGATTCTCGACAACGACGAGGCAATGCAAGAACTCCTCGAATATTGCGTTCAGTATTATAATTCACGAAGCTATTTGCGGTTTTTAAGCCAAATTCGCAAGTTAAAGGAGAAGTACAATGTATAACAACTACACAAACCCCTATTACACGGGCTACAACGGGGCAAATTTCAACGCTAACCCATACGGTAGTCCAAGTGTTCAATTCAACCCCAACTACGCTCAAAATGGCTCACAGGGCTTCGGGCAACAACAGGTACAGCAGCAGCAACAGCAACAAGCCATAGAATACGTCAACGGGTTGGAGGGCGCAAAGGGCTATTTAATGCTCGCAAACTCAACCAAACTGCTTATGGACAGCGACGGCAACTACTTCTACATCAAGTCAGCGAACCAAAACGGGCAAGCCAACATACGAATCTTCAAGTACCAAGAAGTGACGCAAGAAAGCCAACCCAAACTTGAACCAAAAGTTGAATATGCGACGCTCAAAGATTTGGAAGAACTCAAAAAGCAAATAGATGACTTAAAGCTCATAAAACCAGTCGTTAAGAGAGGTGAATAACTATGATTAGAATGAACCCAATGCAACTTATGAACGCTTTTAGGAGCGCAAAGAACCCACAAGCACTTTTACAGCAAGTAATGCAGAACAATCCACAACTGCAACAAGTGATGACGCAACTACAAAACAGCGGTGGTGGCTCAATGACCCCCGAACAAATGGCGCGTCAACTTGCAAAACAAAACGGCATAAGCGACGAACAACTTATGCAGATGTACAATCAATTTAATAGAAAGTGATATTATCCGTGGTGACGTCGACTAAATCGCGGTTGATATAAATACAATTATAAGGAGACAAAAATTATGTATATTGAGGGCGATATCCCCAATGTGGTAACTTCTACCAACGGCAACGGCTACGGAAATGGATTTTTCGGCGGCGACTGGGCTTGGATGATTGTCATACTTCTAATCTTCGGTTGGGGTAATGGCAATTACGGATTCGGAGGCGGTCAAGGCGCAGCGCAAGACTACGTTCTCGTAAGCGACTTTGCACAAATAGAGCGCAAACTTGACACCATTTCCAGCGGAATCTGTGACAGCACGTTTGCTTTGAACAACACTGCGGTCAACGGTTTCAACAGCTTGACGCAAAACTTGATGACGAGCGGATTTGAAACACGCTCTGCAATCAATGACTTGAGCGCACAACTCGCACAATGCTGCTGCGAAGCAAAAACGAGTATTCTCGAAAACAGATACCTCGACGCACAAAACACTTGCGCACTCCAAAACGCAATCGCAACTTCTACACGCGACATAGTTGATGGACAAAGAGCAAGCACCGACGCAATTCTCGGCTTCTTGACGAACGAAAAGATTTCCAGTTTGCAAGCACAAAACGCTTCGCTTGCTGCACAACTTTCTCAAAACGCACAAACAACGCAAATCATCAACACGCTTCGTCCAGTAGCAATGCCAGCATACATCACGTGCTCGCCGTATGAGAGCGCATTTGGGAAAACACAATACGGCTGTGGCTGTGGCTGTTGCAATGTCTAATAAGTTGGCATAAATCCCGCCAAGCGCGGTGACACACAAATAACTTAATACTTCGTGGGGCGTTGGTTAGCCGCTGACGCCCCGCTGACAAAAAGGAGAACGATTATGGCTTGTGAAAACGTTTGCAAATTATGCAACAAACTGATTATTAGCGACGCGGTTACTTATACCGCCGCAACAAACTCTCTCACAATCGATATTCCTGCTGGAACTTATTATAGAGGTCAAAAATATTGTCTTGTTGTTGCCCAAGCAATTCCCGACACCACGACAATAAATGCACTTGTATATGTAAGTATCGGCGGAGATACGACAACTCTTTACCCGCTTGTTCGTTGCAACTGCACCCAAGTTACGGCGTGCTCAATAAGAACAAGAACAAAATACTCAACCGTTGTTGTGACTGACAGCGCAACTGGCTCTTTCAGACTTCTCGGCGACGTGCCGTGTAGCCCGAACAGTGCTTTGGCGAGTTTGCCCGTGACGGCGGCTGTTTAATGGGGAGGCGCAATATGAACGATTTTGCAAGAGAACGAATGAGAGATAGAGATAGACGCGGCGAACGCGGAATGAGAGGCGGTCGTGGTTACGACGAACGACAAGGACGCTATGAATTTGAGGGTTATGGCGAATATGATGGTTCAAGATATGATATGCGCTATGGCGATAAAACCTATGACAGACCAGAGTATGATAGAGGCGGTAAATACCCTGAATATGGCGATGAATATGATTACGGTTATGACAGGCGTATGAGAGGTCGCGAAGACTATGGTCGTTATGACGAATACCGTGATTATGCTCGCAGACGCCGCGACAGTAGAGGTCGTTTTATGAGAGATAGGGGAGAATACGATACCGACTATTTCACAAAACACGACATAGAGTCTTGGAAGCGCGGTATGATAAACGAGGACGGAAGCAGGGGAGAACACTTCAATAAAGAACAAGTTATGCAATATGCAAAACAAGTCGGAGTTGATATTCAACAGTTCGGCGACGCAACTTTCTGCCTCGCAATGAATATGATGTACTCGGATTACTGCGGTGTTGCCAAGAAGTTCGGTTTTGATAGACCAGAAGTGTATGCAGACCTCGCAAAGGCTTTCCTCGACGACAAAGATTTCGACGGTGAACCCGAAGAAAAACTCTACCTCTACTACAAGTGCATTGTTGAAAAGGAATAAACCTTATGTCGCATTTTATATACTACAACCGAAACGATAGTGGTTTTGAAGAACCAGACTGTGTGGCAAGAGCGATAAGTCTTGGTACTGGTGTCAAATACAATGTGGCGTGGAATCTTTTGCGCCTCGTGGCAGGAGATTGCGAGTGCGATGCGCTGAATGTCGGGTGCTACTCATATCTTCTTGAAGAAATATTTGATTTCCCAGTTCGGTATTGCGATGACGGCGAAACGGTCGGAGATATTATAGGTATGTATCCAAATAATATCATGATTATTAGAACAGACGGTCATCTAACTTGTGGCTTTTACGGAGTTTTGAGCGACCTTTGGGACTGCTCAGATATGCTGGTAGATAGATATTGGATTGCCTATTGACAAATTGTTTGTTTCGGTTTATTATATAATCGCCCAGCGCATATTGGGCAGTAGAATAGGTGCGCAGTTGCCAGAACTAATACTGGATAAAAAAAGAGCGGTTTGTGCACGACCGCCCTTTTACTTTTTACTTGCTTATTCTTTGTGTTTCAGACTCGCACCACCTATCCAAGTCCGCAAAATACTTGTTTATTGTCGCAATTTTTTCGTCTTTTTGTAGCATTGTTATGTCGTTTTTCACGAGAAACAGCCACAACTGTTTTATTGCTCCCTCCAGCGCACACATTTTAGTGTACAATTCCTCGTTGCTCACTTGCATTGTTTCGCCGCTCCTTTCCTCATCTTGTTGAACGCTTTGGCGCAGTCGCTGTTTTCCACTCTGCTTTTGTGGGGTTGAACGCAATCGCCATTCGATTTTCTGAACACGCAGTAGCCACAATACGGCATTTGTCCGCTCAAATCAGTGCCTGCACTTTCGCTGCAATCCCACTTCTCTTTGTCCAATCTGTTTTGCAAATCTGTGTTTTTCATCTGTCTTGCTCCTTTTTTATTATCAAATCCCAATCTATTGGTTTTCTGTCGATGTTGTAAATCTTCCCGTCGCTCCCAAGCCACTTTTCTGTTGTTTCGTAAGTCGACTGCGTTGCTCTTATTTCTTTTATGCGTTTCAATAGTTCTCTGTCCATATTACACCGCCACACTATACCTACTTAAATCTCCGCTTATTAAGTACACGTTATCGATTTTTGTTGTTATAGTGCCAAAATTCGCAGTTTCAATAACGACAGAACCGTCGCTGTACTTTTTAGCTGATTTCACCAGTATTGCTCCGTTCATATTAAACGTGCCACCAATGACAGCCAATGTTGTTTCGCCGTTTTTCACGAGTTCCACGCAGTTGTCGGAGTTGCACGCACAAAGCGCAATGCACATAACAGCAAGCACCAACGCCACGCACAGAACCGCAATCATCTTTCTTGTTTTCATAGTTTTATCTCCTTTCTATTTTCTCGTTCTTGTGCCAACTTTTCGGCGCAAAATTTGTTGAATTCGTTTCGTATATCTTCGCCGAACTCGCCCTCGAAAAGCACCTTATCTTGTTCTGACATTTCCGTTTCGGCGTATTTTTGCCACGCCTCTTTCATTGCGCCCATAGCAACGTCGTAACCATTGCCTCGTGCCCAAAACCAGAACACGGCGTAAAGCGTGCTAAAACGGGCTTTAGCGCGTTCTAATGCGTATTTATCAATTGTGTAAGTTTTCTCGCAACTAATCATAAAAATCCTCCTCGGTTATATAAAAATATGAGTCGTCCTCGAAGATTTCTTGCTCCCAGCAACTGTCGTCGCCAAGAGTCCCGTCGTTATAATAGCACTCGGGACGTTTCCCGTCAATCTTCCAGCCGTTTTTTTCGCAAACCAACTCTTGCGCCAGTGTGCTTATTATTGCCTTTTCCTTTCATTATTCGCATCTTCCAATGCCTTACACCTCGCAATTCGGTATAAGTCGTTTTGTTTGGGGCGGTTCTTATTCTTCCCAAATTGCTCGCTTGATAAATTCCCTCGTAATCAGGTATGTCTTTCCAAATTTCTTCCATTATCGCTCCTAAAATGGTAAATCATCTTGTTCGTCAACATACTCCATATCGTCGAATATGTTGTCAACCGACTCTTGCTTTACCGTTCTTTTATATATTTTGTCAGCCTCTGTTTGGCTTATTTTCGGGGCTTGCTTGTATGTTTTTGTTTCGGCGTCGTATACAATACCCATTATACCGTTTCTATTGCCCTTTGTTTTAATGGTGTCAATAAACCCGTCACATTGGTCGTAGTCAAAGCCATTCGCTGCCAAATCGCGTTTTATGCGGTCAAGCTCTCGCTCTTGTCCTTGCTTTGCAAACATATAGTCTTTGCGGTACAACACCCAAATTCGGTAGCCTTTGTTTGTGATGTTTGACGAGCCAAAAGCGTCACGAATATTCACTCGTAGCACATCGCTCTTGTTGGTGTGCATTACCAAAACCCCGAACAGCCCATTTTGCACGAATACATTGCGTAGTTTGTTGCCGATACCAGTTTGCTCTTGCCATTGGTTTGACGCCTTGTTGTCGATTTCCATTAGGTTGTCTATAACCCAAAAGCGTATACCGTGTTCCTTGTAGCCGTACAATATTGTGCCTATAAGCGTGTCTATGTCCCTTTCGTCCTTTTCGACATTAAACAAGAATAAGTTGTCGTTGAACTTCTTGGCGATTCGCTCCTCGGCTTTCTCGTTGACGAACCAGTCTGCTATGTTGGTGTCGTTTCCGTTTGCGTCGTGGAACGGAATTATCTCAAACTCGCCTTTCTTCGCATTTTGTTGGAATAGCAGTTGTTTGTAGGTTTTCAAACTATGCTCGCCAGCGAATACACCTACCTTGTAGTGCTGGTCGATTGCACGACCTATCAATGACGATGTTAATATACTCTTGCCACAATTTCCAGTTATGTTAATTGCGTTTTCTCTGCGCAACACCAACATTCCGCTCGGAACTGTAAAGCAATACATAAAGCCGTCTTTCGTTTTGTAGTCCGAAAAACTAATAGGTCTTGAACTTTTCATAGCGATGTAGCAGTCGTTACCACCACAACTTCTTACAACGTAGCAGTAGTGCTTAAACTTTCCGCCCAATCTCATATCAGTGTGTATGCTTGTTCTCTTTCCGAGTGCAGAACACACAAACTGTATGAAATCAGCATTGTTCTTGATTATCGTGCGGTATACCTTTTGCCTTTCTTCTTCGCCGTCCCACTTGAAAATTTCGTCGTATATAATCTCGAAACAGCGTTTTGTCATATTATACCACGTTTTCGGGAACTCTTTGATTTTTTCGGGCGGGTAAAAAGTGTATGTGTCGAACTCTTGGTCTCTTGGGGTATTTTTTACTTTTCTATAAGCAATTCCACACCTTTCAAGTAACATTTCGAGCCTATCCTTTTTGTATTTGTGTTTCAAGTTTACACGGCAGTAGTTCGTCGAGTTACGCTTCGGGAAATGTCCGTCAGCAGAAATCGCAATGTACAATCTCAAAAGCCATTCGTCAATCTCGAAGTCGCCAAAACTGTCAAAATTGAACGCCGTTATTACTTCGGCGGCACTCGGCACACGCTCCTTTATATCACCAAATCTTATAGCCATAATCTTTTTTGTCTTGTGGCTTCTGTAAATGAACTTGTGGTCGTCCGACAAACATTGATTGATTGACTTTCTTCCGTTCTGCATAAGTGTAAGTGTTTCGCACTCGGTTTTGTGATATGCAAGCGGTGTTACCAACTCGGCTCTTTGGTCTTGCGTGAATTGTAAAACTTTTTCGCCGTCCGTGTACTCGCTTATTTTTTTCCACTCGCTACCGTTGAAGTATTCGGTGTCACAGTCGACGCAGTTTGTCTGCCCCAGTATTTCAGTCAACCCAACCTCAATCCCCTTGTTGAAGAAGTCGAGGTCTTGGAATCCAGTCAGCACGCGCTCGGTGCTTTCTCGCACATACGGAACGTCCGCAATGTTCACGAGGTATTGTCCAAAATCTTTAGCCATTAAGTTCTTCCTCCGTAATCATTGAACGCATTTTCATTACCGCTTTTACACACTTCGGGCAAATAAAAGTCATACTGCTGTCCCTCTGTATATAAAATTCTTCGCCACACACGGCGCAATGTATATAATAGTTGTTAGTCGCGGTTGTTCTCTTTATATACGTTTTATATGTATTTTTGCTCCAGTTGTGTTTGAACATTTCTACATAAAACATTTTCATAATTCCTCATCTCTTAAACAGTCTCTAAATTTTTGGGCGGCGATACGACACCTTGTGCATATGTGGTATGGAGAATAAGGGAGTGGCTCGCCACACACCTCGCACACCTCGTTTGAGCATATGCGCTGGCTTGTTGTTGTAATTCTAAAATCTTGGTTTGCAGTATTGCTTCCTATGTGTAAAACGCCATATTGTATTGCATCTATTGCATCATCATAATCTCTTGGCATTATTGTTCCTCCTTGTTGCAGTAGCAAATACATTGATTTTCTTTCCAATCGTCTTGTATTGTCCCTATCCAACCGCAGTGGACAGGCTGAATGCTGCCATCTGGTCTGTGAAACTTTTGTGCGTCTTTGCCCTTGTATAGCGTGACTCCAAATGTTGCTTTCCCGTTTTTAATGCTGTACCTAAGCACGTCGCTAACAATAATAACAAAGTCTATTTTTTTGTCTGCAAGCGTTCTTATAAACTCTCTAACTTGCGAAAACGGAGGGTTTGTGATAACTATGTCGTATTTGCTATAATCAACTTTTCTCCAGTCGGTACTGCTTTGCTTTACGTCATAATAGCAATCTTTTAGATACTTGTATATATTGCTTTCTTTTGTGTCGCACGGGCATATTATTTTTTTGCCTCTAAAATCGTACTTATGCAATTCTCGAACAACGTCTTTGTACATTGTGTAAAACTCGTCGTCATCGGTTTTTCGCCTGCACGTTTTTATTTGTTGTGGCATAACTTCCTCCTTATAAGTCAAATAGCGATAATTGGTTTGTTTCTCGTTCAAGATTCTTTTCGCCAATCTTAAACAGTTTTTCATCGAGTTCGCAAGATATGTATTGCCGCCCACACTTCCTTGCAGCAACACAAGTGCTAAAACTCCCGCCGAACCCATCGAACACAATGTCGTCTGGTTGCGAGAACGTGTTTATTAGTATCGACAGCAAATTTATAGGTTTTTGACAACTATGTATTAGGTCTACTACCTTGTCCGCCTTTATCACGTCGCTAATTGGCGTTTGCGGGGGGCTCGGTTTTCCTTTTAGGCACAAGTACATCGGCTCATATTGAGGTCGCGTATAATACCCTAATCCCCATACATTCTTGTACCAAATTGGCATACTCTTAATCGTGAACCCCGCTTTCGTCAAAGCGTCATTAAACGTAGGTATTGTGCTCCACCCCATAAACGACACCAAAAACTTGTCATTTTCAAGCACTTGGTAGCACCGCTCGAAGTAGTCGTAAATGAGTTTTACTTGGTTTTCGTCGGTAAAATCATCGCCTTGTATCCCACCAAAATCGTTACGCTGTGGCACAAAGTTTATTCCATACGGAGGGTCTGTTAGTATGAACTGAACTTGTTGACCGTCGCGTATCATCTCGTCAAGTACGTCTATGCAGTTTGCGTTGTATATGTTGTTTGGTTCGATTTTCATTGTTCCCTCGCTATGACAAGTGCGCTATACGAGCAGTTATTTATTGAGAACTGAACCTCAACAAAGTAATCTTTATCTTGAAATTCACTTATCGCTTCTTTTAATTTGTCGTCAAATTCTCTTGCATTATCGTCCGTGAAAAACGAATGCCCGATTATTTTGCCTCTTTTATTCACACTCATTTTATCTTACCTCGCTCTTTTTTAGGCACGTCAATCGACCACCTTATACTTTTTCCATCCATCACCATATTTCTCGACAACTCGTTGTTCAAAGTCGCTCGCTGTTTTTTCAGCATAATCATACACCATACTCGTCAAGAAGAAGTTGCTTTGTTTCACATACTGTACATCTTTACCATACTTACGACACTCTGCAAGGTATGCACCGTATGATAGGAGTATTTGAAGTGGGTGAAGTCGTTTTGACTTGTTTGTGTTGTTGCAAATAGTTTTAAGACGTGTAATTGTGTCTTTCTTTGCAAGTTTATCTTTGTAACCACACTTTTTGTACATAAACTCAATTTTCGTGTATATGTCGTTTAGTGCCGAAATAATTATGGTTTCAGTTCCTTTTTTAACCTCTTGTTGCTCAATAGGAGTTTCGTTAGGTGCTGTTAAAAGGGACGTTAAGTTAGGCTCTTCGTTTCTTTTTATATTTTCTTTATCTTCATATTCTTCTTTATTAGTATTATATTGTCCTTGATTTTCAAGCGTTAGAATTTCAAGCGGTAGAAAATCACCCTCTTGTTTTTGGTGCGGTTCTTCGTATATATTATATACATATTCAATGCGACCACTTTGTGTTGTGTTTGGCATACACTTGTCGATTGACAAATAACCGAACCGTTTTAATTCTTGCAATGTTGTTTTTATTGCGCTTTCTTCTTCCTTGCATATTGCCACAAGTCCATTTATTGAATACACCCAAGAATCTGGAAGAGATAACATCATAGCGAGTAACCCTTTTGCTTTGAGTGACATATCTTTTTCTCGCAAAAACTTGTTACTTATTATAGAGTAGTCTTCTGTTTTGTTAATCTTAAACACCATATTCGCTAATTCCTTTTATGCCTATATATGACTTTGTTTTACTATCTACTAAAAATTTAAGTTCAACCCATTTTGACACATCTTCTAATACTTCAGTATACTTATCAATATACCAAAGTTGAAGCTCAAAAAGTTTTATTCCACTATATGTAAGCTTTGTGCATAAATTGTTATTAAGGGCTGTTTCTATGTTGAGCCTTTCTCCGTGATATTTTGAGTGCAAATCGGCTGGTAATAAAAGCAAATTTTTAATATCATTATTGCTTCTGTCACCATCAATATGGTGTATAGCGAACTCTTTGCCAAAATTAATGCCATAATACCGCTTGTACTTCTCTCGGTAGTTTTTTAGTTTGTTAATGTCTTTCATACACTGCTCCTTTTATCAGAAAACCCCCTAACTCTGCCTAAAAGTGACACACGGCTTTGTTAGGAGGTTCTGTCCTCGTACTATTCAGTTGTTTCTCGAATTATCGGTGTCACTCAACAATACGAGGATTTTGTTTGGTATGAACTCTTGTCCCAAAGTTCCCCTTAATTATAGCACGGCGGCTCTTCGGTGTCAAGCACTTGGAGCAACTTTCCGAGCATTTTTGGGGTGACTTTTTTTGTTTTTTCGCCAACTATTGCATACAAAGACTGTTCGTGACAGCCGCACAATTCAGCAAATCTTTTATAGCTCATTCTATGTTTAACAACATACCAAGTTATTTTATTAGACCAAAACTCGGAATCGGTCGGTATTTTAGTAGCCATTTTTGTTGATTTTTCCTCCATTAAAATTTAGTAGTTTTACTATTTCGGTTGCGGTGTCTTTGCGCTTACAAAATCTCCATTCAATTCCATAATCTCTAGAGTATCGTTCCATAACTTTCATCAAGAACTTGCCAGATACTTTGGTGAATGGCTTATCGATATATTTCCCTTTGCGCGCGTCATAAACCTCGTGGGTTGGTGACCGCCAAAATTGAACGCCATACACATTATAGATGACTTCCTCACGGACGAGAACAATTAGTTTTTTCCCCTTGTCAATGCACCTTTGTACTTCTCGAAGAAACCTATCTTTACCGCTTTTTGTTCCAGCAATGTTAGATTGAACCTCGATTAGTCCGTTTTTCAAATCTATTACACAGTTTGGATTAAACGAACTTTGATAATCTCCCTCATCTAATTTGATTTCCTCGTAGTTGTATTGTAGTCGTTTGAAGTCTTTTAGCACATAGTCGTTGTCTTTTTCGCGCGTGTCAACTAAAATGTATGCCATAAGCACCACCGCCTAATTTGAGTTTTAAGCGGGGTTAAGCCCAAAACCGAACAAGTAGTCGAATTTAAGCCCAACGCCCGTTTTTGCCCTATTACACGCCGTCAGAATGGCAAGTCCGACTCGCTCGCAGGCTTGTCACTGTCAGAGGGAGCGTCCCCAAGCGTTTCAACACGGAAATTTTCGGGTGAAACAAACAGCGTACACTCGTTGTAAAACTTGCCGTTATAGTTTGTCGTTTTTTTGCGAACTCCGTCGATTATTGTGAAGATGATGTTTGCGTTCACATATACATCGATATCGTCATTGACGTATACCGAGTAGTACTCTGATAAAAACGAACCATCTCCTTTTGGTATAGACTCTTTAATTTTCACGATTGTGTAGTGCGAATTGTTGGTTTTGCCTTTGCGCACGTCGTAAACTTTGTAACTTTTGTTTGCTTTAATCATTGTTTTGTTCCTCCGTAGACTCTCGGTAGTTTTGCATTTTCTCGCAAATTGCGTCGTAGTCTTTAAGTTTTATTAGTTTCGTTGATTCAACACCCCACGAAATAAGCAGAGATTTTGCCTTTTCTCGTGAAATGTCGTTGATTGCAGCAAGTGCGTATATGCGTTGCGCTTGTTTTGTTGTGATGTAGTCATCGTCGCTTTGGACTTTTTTGTTTACATCATCGTTCACAAAATTTTCGTCCTCGAAGTCTTGTGTGAAACAGTCGCTTAAGCTGCCCAAAGTTAGAGCAAGGTCAACAACCGCCCTCTTTTTTGCTTTTTTGAGTGCCGAATTTGCCTGATTGAACCCGTTTGCAGTGCCGTTTGACGATTCACTCGTGTTTGCACAACCAACTCCAACTCGCACTGGTGTCCCGTTAAAATATGCGGTCGCCTTACACTCATAGTAAAAGAATCCAGACTTGTAGTCTTTGTAAGAATCTACAATTTGGACATCGTATGGGAGACCGAACGCCGTAAGAATCTTTTCCGCGCCAGATTTCATAAGCGACGGAGATTTTGCTTTCCCGTACTTGCCGAAGTCGATGTCACGTTTAAGCAATACCGACTTATCTCCAATCTCAACCACATAATTGTTGCGTTTGAGTGCCGAAACAACTGCTGGTTGCTCGTACATTATCAAATTATTTTCTGCCATTTTTACACCTCATTTTTTTATTGTGTGCTTGTAAAATATCGAACCATTCGTAGTCTGGCTCGATTTTTCGGTATGAGTATGCGCCCGTCTTTTTTAGGTGCAACACATATGCCTCGTCTATATTTATACCTCGTGCGTCTAACAGTCGTTTGTACCCAGCAAGTTGAACAGCCAAATATTTTACATCTACCGAAGATGTTGTCTTGAAGTCAATCAAAACTGTTTTTCCGTCCACCCGACCTATAAAATCGCACGTTCCACAATAGCCAAGATTAGCGTCGCCAAGTATGAACTCGCTAAACAGCGTTGTTGGGCGGTAAGTGTTCCACCATTCGATAAATGCGGCAAAGTACGGAATTAAGTCTGATTCCATTTCTTCTATGTCGTACTCGTCCGTTAAAACGAACTCGCTTATCGCTTCGTGAACTTTTGCGCCACGCCGTGCAGCATTATCCAAGATTTGCTTCGACAATGCGTCCAATTTCTTGAAACTTATGGGTTCACAAATCTCGGTCACGCTCGGATATGCCTCGTCGGCTATTGTGTATGTGTGTGTTTCTTTGTCAAATTTTACGTTTGCCATTATTTACCTCTAATAAAATCAGCAAGCAAGAATAGAATGGTCAAAAATATTGCAATCGCCATCGTCGCCTCCTCTTATTGTATTTATTATACCATAGAATCGGCTCAAAGTCAATAGTTTTGTTGGTTTTTATAGTGTCACCAAAGCCATACTTCCTCATCTTTTCCCCTGTTCAGCTCAACGTATTTCGCAAATTTTTGTTCCAAATCCTCAATCCACCTTATACATCTCTCCAAAGACCGAATGTCTTTTTCAGCCCAAGCAATTTTGCGTTGGTTTTTCTCTGGGTTTTTGCTCCACCGTTTAATGTCCTTTTTGTTCTTTTCAATCAATTTTTTTCGTTCCTCAATCATCTCTTGCGTGTACGGCATTGATGACAATTTGTAGTACGCGTGTCCTTTATTTGCGCACATAACACAAACAATTCTTGTGTAGTAAGGGAGAACATCGTCTCGGCACGACACCATAAAACGTTTGCCGTCAACCTCGATTTCAACGTTTCGGTTGTGTAATTCAAACCAAGCCTTAAAACCGCCCGATATAGACTCTACGTCATCGTAAAAGTCGCATTTTGTTGTAAAGTAACTCATATTATCAACTCCGTTCCTATGCATTTTTCAAGCCCACATTCCTCGACCAAAAAGACTTGACCGTCGCGTATAGTTTTATTTTCATCGATTGCTTGAATTGCATAAATAATAGTTTTGCTTGACGCCCTACTCGTGCCCACTGCTACCACCCTAAAAACAAGCGTTTTCGGCGGATATGGGTGTGTTTCAAAATAGGCATATTCAAACTTGTCTCGCAAATATCTAACGTTGTTATCATAAAACCAGTCCGTATATCTGGAGTACGATTTTCCCCAGTTTCTGACACTGACGAGTTGCCCCACTTTGAATTTGTACTCAATGGTTGGCATCGACTTTCACCTCCATATCGTTTTCGTCCGCCCAAACAAAAAACTCCGTGTACGAGCCGACGTCATAACACCACTTTTCGTTTTTCTTCCACGACCTCATATAGAACGGCTTGAATTTGTGCTGTTTGCAAAAATCATAGATTCCTACCATAACTTGTTCTTCCGTATCTGCGGGGTAGTCGAGCAACCTCGTGTTCCCATTGTTATCTTTGAAATAAAGCCGTTTCACCTGATACCACCTCCCAAAAGCCAAGTCAATCCAAGAAAACTCAAAATTGATAACAGTATTGCTAAAAGATTCATTGTTATTCCTCCTATAAATCTAACCCATATATATGTCCGTAAGTCCGTCCTCGTTGAACAGCAACTTGTCAATGCGCCACACAGAGATGTCTTTCTTGTGGTACGGCTCATACAGCCTTGACCGCATATAATCGGGCGGGTATATACGCACAACCTCTTTGTACGCAACGTCAATCGCTTTCTTTTTGCTGTCGGCTTTGACAATGAAATCGATACAGTCGTTGCTGTACTCTTTTACTTTTACGAGGTAGTAGTGCATACTCGTTTCCATACCAGTTTTGAATCCGTTATTATAAGCCTTTTGCACGCTGTCTTTTAGCAGTTCAATCGTTACATTGCCCATATTCAACACCTTTCCATATCTGCGAGCCACTTTGCGAGAACTGCTTGGCAAAACTCGTCCGACATATATTCGGTATCTTTTAGCCACTTGCCTGTCTTTTCGTTGTATTGAATATTCAAGTTGCCGAACCCTCTCCCTTTCGCAACCCATTCTATATTGAGTGCGTATGTGTCGGGGTAGTGGTCGTTGCATTTATACATCTCGCCAGTTGCCTCTATGATTTCGTATTCTTTGCTCATTGTTCTTCAATCTCCTTTAATATACTATGTATTTGCCTTTCTCATTCCAACAACCGTGCGGGCAGTGAAATGAGTATCGCCATTTACATTTGCTACAAGGCATTTTGTCCCAATCTACTTTGATTTCGGTTATAGTGCCGTCATCGTTGATACGCTTAATTGCTACTATGTTCATCTTTTACCTCTGCTTGTTTGCATTTGTCGCAACGCTCTGGCAATGCGTCTTGCTCTTGCAACACTATTGCGTTGTCGAATAGAGTACATACCGCAAAATCACTCGCTACATATCTACCGTATTCACAACCCAAGCAATATTCGCCATTTTGCACCTCCGCCATGAGTTCGTCTATCTCCATGTATATATCCTCTATTGTAAAACTGCCGTCTGCAATATGAGATTGTATAAGTGTTTTATTATGTGATATTCTTGCCCACAGTTTGCCCAGTACACTAAGTTGCGCTTGTTTGATTTCTTCTTTCAGTTTTTTATTTTCTTTTCTCAACACGCTATTGTATCGCAAGTTCGAGTTATTTTCCGTAACAAGTCTTTCGTTTTCGTCGGAGAGTTTTTGCCAAGCGTCGCATTGAATAGCGTTTAGTTGCTCCAACTTTTCGTTTTCTTTCTCTTGCTCGGCTATAAGGTTGAGTGCGTCTTTTTGTAAGGTTCTTGTACAATAATTATCGTCGAAGTACGGGCATTTATTACAGTCATTACAGCCTTCGTCTTTGAAACATAATCCCAATGCTTTCTTTATCTCGTCTTTTGTCATTTTTCTATCTCCACACCGTATTTTTTCGCATATTTGTTTGGCAAGCGAAACCCCGTTCACGTCAAATATTCTACAACATTCGAGTGTTTCCTTATCGATGCCTATATCATATAGCATATCCAAAATCTCTTTTGCCGTATCATTGCGGATATTGCTCGTTTCCGCTTTCAACCGCTCAATCTCGGCTTTGTACTCGGACACTTCGCCGTAACCTGCGTCAACGATTGCTTTTGCGGCTTCTTCCGTGTCTATATATCCGCCCTCGCTACCTTCTGCTGCAATATAAGAATCAACTTCATAACAGTTGTTGATGATTTCTTGTATTTTTTCGATTTGCTCTTGTTTAGTTTTCATCTTCCAACTCCTCTATGTATTCGACTATTATTTCTGGGATATATTCTTCATAAACCCCAGCGCAACGGCTTAACACCAATTTCAGAGCGTCAAGTTGCCCTTTTTTGTATGCCTCTTTATATGCTTTTTGCACATCGGTTGCCCATTTGCTAGTATACTTGTCTCCAACCATTTTTTCTCACCTCAATGCGTAGTAGTATTTTTCGAGTTTTTCAAAATCTGAAGCACTCAACCCGAACACCTCAAAGTATTCGTAGCCGTAGCATATTTTTACGATTAAATCTGCGTCGTCATTAAGGCGAACTGTTAAATCGCCGCTACAATTAGCGCAATCAAAAATTCCAAGACGTGCGTCATCGATGTTTTCCTCTATAATCTTTTTTGCTCTTTCAAGTTTTGTCATATAACTATTTCACCTCCCAACTCTACAACCTCAAAGATGTCGTCTGGTCTAAACGCAACGTATGCCCCAAACAAGTCCAACAAGTCCGCAAGGCTGTCCTCTGAATCGAACTCGCTATCATAGAACAAAAATGTTTTCCCCTCGTCGTTGTTCACATCGCGTGCGCTCGCATACGCTTTTAGGAAGTCCCGCAGGTCGTCAATGCAATCTACATTTGTTAAAACTTCGCCGTGACCGCCTGTTACGCTGTCCTCGATTTTTATTCTTTTTAGCACAGTCCATATCCTCCCAAGCACTTCAAAAACTCATTGAGGTCTTTGCTGTCATAATTCATTGTAGCATAGTCCTCTGCTTTTTTCCATAATTCATCGTAAAGTTCAGAAAAAGCGTGATTGCTAACTTTTTGCATAGAGGCTTTCACTTTGGCTGTCGACACCAAATCTGCCATAACCTCTGGGTTGTCCTTGTATTTATCGAACGCCAAACCGAACCTTGTCCGTATGCTCGTTGTGCCAAAAGCCTCGGCTTGCGTAAAATCCTCCCAAAACTTTGGAGCTGGCTCATCTTCTACGACCACTTCGTCGCAAACTTCCCAATTTGTGAACCCTATTTCGTCAAGTTCTGCTTTTGTGATTCCGATATCGTCTTTGATTCCATCTGCGAATGTTGCATAATCCACATCTGGATACCAAGTTTCATAGATTATCTCGACCGCATTGTACAACAAAATTTTGAGTCTTTCATTATCGTTTCCAACTGTGCCCATAGTTATCTCTCCTTTGCCATTGTTCGGCTTGCATTTCAAAAATCTCCTCTTGGTACAAACCGCAATCTACGCACCTATAAAACGCTTTTAGTCCTCTCGGTTGTGCATAAATCACAGTTTCGCCTTTCTTTATTGTCCGCCCGCACTTTTGGCAGGTGTGTTCTTGTCTACTTATCCGTTGTTCCAATGTCAGCCTCCAAGATTTCAACCGTGCGGTAAAGACTTCCGTTTATTATTCTGTTGCCGACACGAACATACGCTTGACGCTCAACGGCAATAACAATGTCGTCAATATCTCGCTTGTCAATCTCGACAACATCTTCGTCACCGCCCCAACTGAAAAGGTGCGCATAATATTTCATAACACCAC